ATGGACAGACTGACAAAGGCAATGGATAAGTATTTCTCCGATGCTACAAAGGTAACAGAGCAACAAATGGTAAATTCCAAACTTGCTTCTAAGGCACTAGGTATGTCTGAGCATCGTAAACGATTGTTGATTCTGAAAGCAAGAAGTTTTGGTTAAAATAAAAGGTTATGATTACACAAGAGACTTACGAAGCATTGAAGGATGCTAGAAATAAACTCAAAAATTGGAATGGTTATACTAAGAAGATTCTTTTCGAGGGGCAAGCACAAGACCTCTACGACCTTCTAGATACTACTATCCGAGAGTTTGATGGTGAGAACGAAATGACCAATGTTCCCGATAGTATCTTCTTGATCATAGGAGAAGATACGCCCGAGGATGCTGATTTCAATGAGTTGGATGAGGTGACTTGGAGTAAGGTGCGAGTATCTTACAAGGATATTGAATATACTAGAAAGAAGTATAGCGTATGACTAGTATTAGAAAATACAAGAAGTGGTGGAAGTCCTTCATGAAAAGAGGATGGCACGATGTTCGATTCCCCAAAAGGCTCGAAACTATACGTCAGTCCAATAGGTTTCGTATTTACATTTGGCATAGCCGTGATACAAGTATGTATCTCACTCTAACGATATTCACAAAGTCAAGAAGAAAGCGAGGTAGGCATGCGAAGAAGATTCTTTAAGGCTCGCATTCCTCGCAAGCTAAAGAAAGCTGCGAAGTATGGAGTAGAAAGACGTGTCTATCAAGATGAAAATGAAATATCTCCCATTACACTTGTCTTAAACTACAAGGAAAGAGTAAAGTTTGTGGTAGTTGGAAAACGTAACAAATGGAAATTAAAGGCACGTTTAGCTTGCGAAAAAGAAGAAAGACAAAGGATTGCTCGTTTGTGGTATAGGTGCAATAGAATGATAGTGTGGGGCGTTTAAATAGAAAAAGCAGGACCTAGTGCCCTGCTTTTTTCGTGCCTATAGGTATCATCCTACAAGACTCTTGCGCTCTTCTGCAATCTTGCCGTTGTTCTTCTCCAGGAGCATATCACGCAACTCCTTCGTGATGCCTTCTTGTACGAGCAGCTTGACCTTCATTTCTGCCAATTCCTTAAGCAAAGCCTCGTCGGTCGGCTTATCTTCCTTGAACATTGAACCTACGCCATTCAGCAGCCAGTCATACGAAATATCCATAAACGTGGATTTTATGTGCATGATAAAGTCTAGAGTAGGGTCTTTTGTGCCGTTGAGATAGTTGTTAACCGTAGTGTATTTCATCCCTATCTTGGCTGCAAAAGCCCTGCCACTCAGATTGTTATAGTTCCTAAGCTCATTTACTCTTTCAACAATATCCTTCATAATGTATTAATGTTTAAATGTTTAAATATTCTTTAAGTAAATATAAATAAATGTACATATCCTTGGATATTTCTCCAAAAAGACGTATCTTTGCACCAGTGATTCGGACAACGTTTATACGTTTCTCCATCATTTAATGTTTTACGTGTGCAAAAATAATAAAAAAGTATGGATAAAGTAATATTTAAACCGAAAATTTTGATAAGAAAATCAAAAATCGGTAAAATCGCTAAGTCGGTCGGCTGCTGCAATGCGGCAGTTTACAATGCAATAACATTTAGAACTAATAGCGATTTGGCAGTAGATATACGAAATGTCGCCTGCAACAAGTATGGTGGCATCCTCGTGAAGAAGTTCCCTGAACTTGTGGAAGATAAGTTATAAGCCGTTTGGCTTTTAGATATAATTATTATAAGCGTTCAGCCTTCACCCTGCGTGAGTAGGGTGGAGGTTCCTAGAAAGAAGTTAGATTCTTGTTCTTAGATTATGTTTTTAGAGGTTAGTTAGAATAGATTTGAGTTGATTTTCAATCGGCACTCCGGTTCGTGAGGATAGGGGTGTACATGGCATCTTAGCTCAGTTGGTAGAGTGCTGCAAGGATGCTTGCAGAGGTCGGTGGTTCGAGTCCACTGGGTGCCTCATTCGTTGTGGAATATTGTTATTTTCAAAGGTGATATGAATGTCGTGAAATGGTGCAAAAAGTGCGGTAGAGTCACTTGGCGAATAATTTCTACTATTGTAGATCGTTCTAAGTCGGTCGCCACAAACCATAAGGAGATAGCGTTGGCTGCTATCCTACCAACACCTTTCATTTCTTCACATTATTATATATATAGCAACCGCAACAAGGTCATTGCCATCAAAGAAGGCATAAGCTCTTTGACATATTGGAAAAGTAAAGCCGAGAAATTCGTTCTATTACATAGGGGTGCAGGCGCACTTTTTGTATTAAAGACAGTTGGATGTGATTAGCCATAATTGCAATAATGCTGCATCCCCAAAAAGCGGTGAGCATGGCTCTCAAATTCGTGGTAGCGCACGATGCCGCTTCATCCGCCTATGGTGTAACGGAAGCACGCCCGAAAGGAAACAGATGTGTAAATCCTTAACTATTCTTATCAAATCGGGAAGATAGGTTCGACTCCTAGATGGTGGACAAATAAATCGCTTACGATTATTTTTCATAGTTTTATCTATTGCAGCGGCAATAGTTTGTGCATAAGAATTAGTGCATTAAAATATAACGAGCAAAGCCCTGCTCGTCCGTGAGGATAGGCAGGGTTATCTTAAACTTCAAAAACAATTAGCGTATGCTTAGATTATTCTCAACTCGGTCGTACCAAGAGCGAGTGAACGATATATACAGACAATTAGAGCGTGACGCTTGGTGTCCCCTTGAGATATTCGAGCGAAAAATACGCAAGATAAACATGCTGAACTCCCGAATCAAGAATCTGGCAGCAGATATGGGTAGAGAGGAAGGCGAGTACGAAACTTTAAATACGAAAAGGTATAATGAAGAGGAGTAAACCCCTAAAGAGAACTCCAATCAAGAGAACTCCATGGGATAAGGCAAAGAAGGAGCAGGAAAAGAAAAAGGCGAAGGCTGGACTCAGCAAAAGCAAGCTGAGAGACAAGCTTGATGCCGTCTTTTCTAGATATATCCGGCTGAAATACTCAGACGATAGAGGTAATTGCCGCTGTATCAGTTGTGGCAAGGTATTCTATTGGAAGGATATTCAAAATGGGCATTATATGTCAAGGCGATATATGTCCACTCGATTCAGCGAAGATAACTGCCGACCGCAGTGTGTTGCCTGCAATATTTTCAATCAAGGTAATATTCAGATGTATCGCCGTGCGCTTATCAAGCAGATTGGCGAGCAAAGAGTTGACTTGATAGAGGTTAGAGCAAGGCAAGAGACCAAAAACTGGAGCCTTTTCGAGTATCAAGCCATGATAGATTTCTATCAGAAAGAAGTAAAAAAACTTCTTGAAGAAAAGAATTTATCGTTATGAAAGAGCTTTGGATAAAGTTAACGGGCGCAAGTTTGCGCTGGTACCCACAATTTTGTGGGCATCACATGTATATCACGGTTCGATTTCGAGCTGTTATTAACAACAGAGCCTATGGAAGAGATTATTAAATTTAATTCGACTACATTGAAAGCTATCCAAAAGGATGGTGAAATGTACTCTCTTAATGATTTGTGGAGAATGCTCGATTCTCCAAGCGGACGAGACCCAAGACACTGGAGTTCTTTGGTGGAAACCGTAAGATACTTAGAATCAGAGTGTAAAGGTTTAAATGTCGGGAAATCCGACATTATAAAATCCAAAAAAGGAAAGGGTGGAGGAACGTATGCTACGCAGCGAGTATTCCTAGAATACGCCCGATACCTCAACAAGGATTTGGCGGTTCAGATTAACGAGGTATTTTTGCAAGAGATAAAGGCGCAGCAGAATCCCGACTTGTATATTGACAAGTATCGTTCAGCTTACAAGCGAAAGGGAAAGGCTGATGATTGGATAGACAAGCGCATGAAGAGCATCGGCACAAGGAATGAGCTAACTCATACTTTGAGCCAACATGGTGTAAAGACTAGAGAAGGTTTTAGAAGATGCACGAATGCTTCATACGAAGGACTGCTAGGCTGCAAGGCTCCTGCACTCCGTGAAGCACTTGGCATCACCAAAAAGCAGAGTATAAGAGGCAACATGAGCAAAACTCAACTCACCGCACTAGAACTTTCAGAGGATTTGGCAAAGCAACGCATTGAAAGTAGGAACTTGCGAGGTGTTGAGCCTTGTGCTAGTACTTGCAAGGATGCAGCAAGTGCAATATCCAAAGCAATACAAGATTTTTTAAAGTAAGAATATAAATGAGTAGTAAATTCGGTACAAAGATTAACGTAGATGCGGTTATCGGATGCCTGCCAAAGAAGGCACATGAAAACGATGCTGCCTACGATTTGTTTGTGAAAGAGAGAACGGAGATTTCTCCAAATCAACGTTGCTATATTTCACTTGGTTTCAGAATACAGCTTCCGCCCAACATGAAGCTTCAGATCCTGCCACGCAGCGGTCAGTCAGGTAAGGGAATGATACTGAATGTAGATTTCCCTTCTTGGTTACGAGGTGGATTTATGGGTAAGGTAAGAGAGAATTGTGATTCTCTTGTCGGCTTGATTGATTGCGGCTACGGCAAAGACGTAAAGGCAATAGTCAAGAGTGGCAGCTTCACGTGGAAGCATCGCCTTTTGCGACTGATAGGATTCAAGTTCTATCTTGCTTCCGGAGACCGCATTTGTCAAGGAGCCTTCACATACATCCCAGACATCAATCTGGTTGAAGGACCAGTAAACGGCACAAGAGAAGGTCTAGGCTCAACAGGCAAGAATTAATAATGCAATTTTACTTTGTCATTAATTTTTCCTGCCCATTTCTTGGGTAACATCTAAGCGTGGGCAGGTTTTTAAAAATCATGAGTAAAAAGAATATCAGAAAGAATTATCTCAACCAAATCAGAAAGGTTACTGAGGAGGTTGACAAGGCAGGAGACCTGTCCAAGCATTTCCGCTGCATCATCCTCATGGGTGATGCAAACACAAAGCAAGGCTTCTCCTTCTTCCAAGGCTCAGATGGAAATCTGCAGCAACTCCTTCTCAATGCAATGCGTCATAGCAATGCGTTCACCTACGCAGCCGCATGCGCTTTTGAAGCATACGACAAGGAGTTAAGAGGTAAAGACAAACAAGAACAAAATAACGAGAATACAGATGAAACAGATTCAGTTCAAGAAGATTAAGCTTCTCAACTTTTGCGGCATTCGCAATGCTGAGTACGAGTTTGGTGATGCCCTCACCATCATCAAGGGAAAGAATGGAATTGGCAAAAGTACTATCGCAAATGCCATCCTCTACACCCTCTTCGGCAAGAACATCAACGGCGATTCGCTCGACATCAAGACGTTCGACAAAGACCACAACATCATCAAGGAGGTTCCTCATGAGGTGGAGCTTACGGTTAGAGTCCTTTGCACTGGCAGTGACGGAGCTTCACATAAAGTAATCGTCTTGAAGCGCACACTTACCGATTCATGGAAGGGTGAAGAATGCAGAAACACCTTCAAGTACTACGTTGACGGCGAGATTTCCACCGCAAGCGATTTCAAGAACGTGGTGGATTCCATCTGCCCAGAAGACGTTTTCCGTCTCTGCTCGTCAACACGAGATTTCGTTTGCCGCCCTTGGCAGGATCAGCGCAACAAGTTGCAGGCACTCGTCGGCAATATCACCACCGATGATATTACGCAGGGTGACAAGAAGTTTGATTTCGTTATCGAAGCACTCAGAAAGCAGGACATTGATAAGTACGTCCACCACATCAAGTACAAGCGCAAGGAGGTGCAGGAACAGCTCGATGCCGTTCCTATCCGCTTGGAAGAGCTGAATAAGTCACTTCCAGAAGTGCAGGATTGGGAAGCCCTATCCACCGAGAAGGCTCAGCTCAACGAAAAGCTTGTGGAACTCGCCAACAAGATGCAGGAGATTCGCACTGGCGGTGCCGACAAGGTGCGCCTTGATGCCATCCGCAAGAAGATAGACTTTGCTAACAAGCGCAAGATGAACATGGAGCAGGGTGCATTGAACCTTGCCACCGAGATTGCAACCAAACATCAGAGTGATATTCTCACCGCCAATGCAGCCGTAGCCAGTTCCCAGCGTCTTGTAGATGATCTGAAGGCAGAAATGAAAGGTCTCAACGATACCAAGATTCATGCCGGAAAGCAGAAGGAGGAGTGCGAGAAGCAGGCAAACGAAATCAATCAGAAGAATGATGAAGCGAATGCCAGCACTTGGGAGTGGAATGCAGAGGATGGAATCTGCCCTCATTGTGGGCAGCCGCTTCCTTCAGAAGACGTGGAACGCATCAAGAAGGAGTCAGAGCAGAACTTCAACAACCGCAAGGCTAACACGTTGAAGAAGCTTGATGAAGACTTCGACAAGTTGCAGGAAACCTATACCAACTTGAAGAAGATTCTTGAAGATGCCGACAAGTATATGCAGGACAACATGAACAACATGACGGCAGCGCAGAAGCAGTTGAAGGAAGCCGAATTCAAGAAGTTGGAGGTTGATGCCGACAAGCCGAAGACCTACGAGCAGATTCTTGCCGAGAAGGAAGAGTATCAGCAGGTAGTGAAGGAACTTGCCGACTTGCAGGCTGAGCTCGACAAGCCATCCGAGACCAGTTCGGAGGATAGCGCAAAGATGCTCGCTGAACTCGAAAAGGAGCGTGAGCCTATCGGAATCCGATACAACGAGGTGCTTGAATTGCTTGGCACTAAGGAGAGTTTCGACCGCATCACCGCTCGCATCGCAGAGATAAACGAGGATAAATTGACCTATCAGACTCAGCTCGATGAACTTGACGAGAAGCTAGACATCGCAAGCGAGTACAATCAGAAGGCATGCCAGTTGCTCGAAGACCGAGTAAACGAGCTTTTCAGTTTCGTAAAGTGGTCCATGTTCAAGACCAATCTCAAAGGCGAGCGTGAAGCCACATGCGAGTGTTATCATAATGGTGTACCTTACCGCCGACTCAACACGGCTGCAAAGGTGAATGCAGGAATCGACATCGCCTACGCCTTCGCAAAGTGCAACGAGATTGAGGTGCCAATGCTGCTCGATGAGTGCGAGAGCGTGAACCACCCAATTTGCCGTGGCGGTCAGCAGATCAGAATGGTAGTAACCACTGATGATGAGTTGAAGTTTGAATATCCTGCCCCTACGGTTATGGAGTAAATGAAGTAGAATTTATCAAAAATATAAATCATGGCAGAAAATATTAAGTTGACGTTAGAGGTCGATAAAGACATTGTAAAATATATCCTTGCAATGAGTGGAGGTCTGAAAGACAACACACCATCAAGCATTGTAAAAGAGTGGATTAACGAGCATGATAGCGTTGAGCTTCCTGCTAGCGTAATTAGCGATAGTCCAGAATTGGGAGTGGCAATGGCAATGATTGTTCTTTTGGGTATTTTAAATGAACTTAAAAAAGATAAGGAGAAGTAATCATGGCAGAAACAGCAGTAACAACAAAGCAGCCATCGCAGAAAGCTTTGGCGGTTAAGAATTTTCATGCGGTAATGAACAATAGTTATTACCAAAGCCTGTTGCAGAACACAATGAAGGAGAATAAGGGTGCCTTCACCACAAGTTTGATGGAGTTGTTCACTTCCGATCCTCAGTTGATGCAGTGTGACCCTAATGCGCTCATGGGAGAGGCAGTAAAGGCAGCAGGATTGCGATTGCCTATCAACAAGCAGTTGGGGCAGGCATACATCGTAGTCTTCAATAACAAAGATAAGGAAACAGGGAAAATCATCCCAACACCAACTCTTATCATCGGTACAAAAGGCTATATCAATCTTGCTCTTCGCACCAATAAGTATATCAACATCAACAAGGGAACCGTTTATGAAGGCGAGTTCATAGGTTTTGATAAAGTAACCGGTTTACTCGACATCAGCGGCGAGAAGATTTCCGATGTACCAGTGGGATATTTCGCATATTTCAAGCAGAAGTCTGGCTTCGAGAAGATTATGTACATGACTATTGATGATGTATGTAAGTTTGCCAAGACCTACGCTCCAACCGTCAAGTTCTCAAAGATTACTTGGCAGGAATTGAAAGAACTGGCTATCAAGCAATCCGTGGAAGGAAAAGGTGGAGGTCTCGGATGGTATGCTGGCTTCCAAGATATGGCAGAAAAGACCGTCCTTCGTCAGCTTCTTTCCTCATGGGGCGAGCTTTCTGTTGATGCAGAGCAGGTTATTAATGCCGATGAGCGACCTTCAGCCATTCAGCAGCGTGACGAGGAGTTTGCCGAGGATAAGAAGGTTATCGTGGTTGATGCTGAGACTGGAGAGGTTAAGAAGCCAGCAGGTAGCAACGCCCAAGCTGCATCTTCTACTGCCGCAGCCGCACCAGCATCATCACATCGTAAATTGAGCTAATGGAAGAGGAGTGGAGACACGTTAAGGGCTTCATGATGTATGAGATAAGTAATCATGGAAGATTAAGAAGAGCCAGTTACATGCAAGTGTATAAAAATGGCAAATTCAAAATCTACGAACCTTATGTGCATAGCGAAACAAATGCAAAAGGTGATTATTTTCGTGTTATTTTGCGAGGCTCTAGACACCGCCGAAGAAGTTGCTATATACATAGGCTTGTTTGGGAAGCTTTTGTCGGAGAAATACCTAAAGGGTATATCGTTCATCATAAAGATGGTAATAGTCAAAATAATAGTCTCTCCAATCTCCAGTTAGTAACAACAAAGGAGCACCATGATATTCATTTGGCTGAACATCCCGAAATGATAGAAGGAATGAATAGATACAATAAATTTGTAAAACCAATGGCGATATGTCAATATTCGCTTGATGGTAAATTCATTGCTGAATATCATAGTGGGAAAGAAGCATCTGATGCAACTGGTGTATGTCAAAGAAATATCCTGCAAGTTTGCAACAAAACCGAATATTCAAAGGGTCGCTATAGGAAACAGGCAGGAGGTTATATTTGGAAATTTAAAAATGAAACTATACATAATTAATTCTGGGTCTCTTGGAAATGGGTATTTGCTAGAGTCTTCAGACGGCGAACAGCTACTTATAGAAGCTGGCAGACCTCTGAAAGAGTTTTCTAAGTATGGTAATCTTAAAAGAAGTCGTGCTCGTGGTATGTTGATCAGCCACGAGCATGGCTAACAAAGGTGACCATTGTAAGTACGCCAAAGAATTTATCAAGGAAGGTATTGATGTTTACTCATGCAATTCCGTTGCCGATAAAATCTCTGGTATCAGTCGAGTTGAAGCTGGCAAAACATATAGCATAGGAAAATTTAGAGTAACCCCTTTTGAAGTATCACACGATTGCGAGGATTATGGGTATATTATATATCATCCAGAGGTTGGAAGCATATTTTTTGCAAGTGATTGCTATAATTTAAAACAAGCAATAAGAGGTTGTTCTGTTTATCTTATGGAATGCAACTATGATGATGGCTTTTTACAGAAGGCAGTAAGTGAAGGCAGAACTATAGCTAGTCAAGCTGACCGCATCCGTCTATCTCACATGAGTCTAGCTCATGCTATTGAGTTTCTTCAATGTTGTGAGGCAGATAAATCTGCTAGCAAAATAGTCCTTATTCATGGCTCCTCCCGTCACCTCAACCCATCGTTGGCAGTAAACAAGTTTCAGCAGGTGCTAGGCGTACCTACCATCTACGCTGAGAAAAAAATAAAAATCAATCTAAAGTAATCAGATATGGCAGTATTCGCAAATTTGAAGGATTCGCCTACCTACATGGAGGCATTGAAAGAGATAGAAACGGCAAAGGAAGCAGGCTATAGCTTGGAGATTAAGAAGTTCCATCCCATCGCCACCAACCAGCAGAAAGCCTATCTCAACTTCATCATCACGTATCTATCCGGCAAGATAGGACAGACGTTCTACCAGACTCTCAGCGAGATTCAGAAGAACGTAGCTCCCCACGTCTTCATGACCGGTGAATACGACAAGCACGGCTATCCCAAGTTCAAGTCACTTGGCTTGCTCAATACCGCAGAAGCATCATCGGTAATCAGAAACATCATCGACTATGCACTAAGCATAGACATCATGCTTCCCGAACAGAATGATGAACTGGCAATGAAGTATTGTCAGCGAGACATTGACTCAAACAAGGGGTGGGTATAACAATAATTTAAAACAAAAAGCTTATGAAAACATTAAAGGAAGTCATTGCCGAGGCTAACAAATATGCCCCCGACAACGAAGCTATGCGTGAAGCCTTTGTGCAAGGCGCAAGATTCATGGCAACTGGCAGGTACTACAAGGAGAAATCGATGTTCCCGAAAGAGGACGAGGTGGAGACCGTGGATTTGCAGGTAACGGTACCAATAGAAGATGGTCTCATTGTTCCAACCTTCGATGAGTTCTGGAATGCCTATGCCTACAAGAAGGGACGCAAGAAAGCCGAAGAGAAATGGAATAAGCTAAAGCTTTCAGAGAAGGTAGCCTGCATTAAGGCGGTTCCTGCCTATGTAGAGAACACCATGATTCCAGGTTCGGCATACACTGGCACCAAGAAGCAATTCAGAATGCAACCCCTCACTTACCTCAATGGGGCAAGATGGGAAGATGAAATTTATCCAGTACAGAGTTATGAGCAACAACGAGCTATCGACCTCACCGCAAAGGCAGAAAGAATCCTTGGTTCAGATTATCAGGGATAAGCCCGGTTACGTCCGCCCTTCCTCCTTCTCGGAAGCCATCTGCAAGAGCAACACCACCTTGCTCACCATTCAGAAGCATGGTGGGCTACGCTCACTAGTCGGATGGGTCAAGGGCAGACTGATAGAACTCTTCACCTTCCTCGGAGTCTTCGACATCGTTACCGAGTATCAGATTCAGATGCTCGCCACAAGAATATGTGCCAAATACTTCTATTGGACCACCACCGAACTCGACTACGCATTTATCTCTTTCATAGATGGAAAGTATGGCAAGCTATATCAGCATAAGCATGGAGAAAACAATACTACCATCAATCCGCAGGAACTGATGAGAGCATTCAGCGCATACGAGAAAAACCTGATGAAAGAACGTGGAAGGATAGAGGACGAGCGCAAGAAGCAGGAAGAGGCAAGGAAGGCAACTGAAGAAGCCAAGAACCCACATGGCGTAGAAGCTTGGAAGATTTATTGCGAGAAGAACAACCTTGACCCATCCACTCATCGCATTCATACCGTAGATATGAGCAAGCATGATGTCAATCAGGTGCTCTACAAGGATGAAGAAGAGAGAAAGATGGCAGAAAAGAAGTTCTATCGCAAGGACCTACGCAAACAACAATAGAATAGTTAAACGGAAAAAACAAAAAGATATGAATGTAATTCAAACAGACACAATCATCGTGTTGTCGATCTTATGGATAGCGGCTATAGCAGTAATAGTCTATGACCGCATCAAGTATCGCAAGTACTACGCATCCCAAGGCAAGATGATAGTGCTTCGCATGAACAACGAATACGCAAGAGGCATACTAGCCAACAAGGGCATCAACCTTTGCCAGTGTGCCTACTACAACACTAACAACTATCTCTACACCATTGATGGCGAAAGAGTATGCGGCTTCACCGAAGGATGCACACATCTGATTGAGGACGCTATCAATCATCACCAGGAAGTGATAGATTGCGGTATCAACATCAACCGATTCGTGTATGAGATTCAGAAACTGCAGAAAGAGTTTGAAGTGAAGGAGGGCTAAGTATGATAGATAAGAAAATAGAAGCTGCAAAGGAAGAAATCTATGAAGATAGATTTCTGCTAAATGGTGAAGAAGTAGTCTTCGACAATGATGCTAAAGAGGAAATGTTCTACAAAGAGGACATCAAAGAAGCCATTGGACTAGGTGCTAAGTGGGCTATCAATGAGCTTCTAAAGGATTTATGGCATCCAAATACAGAAGAACCAGATAAGAGTAAGAGCGATATTATTACCCTTGGTTTTGATAACGATGCTTATCTACAGTTTAAAGAATCCATTCTTTGGAATGAGGAATCTTGGAGACATTCGATTAGCAGATGTCAAATCATCAAGTGGGCTTATTTGGCTGATTTACTTCTAAAGGAAGGAGGTGAGCAATGAAGACTTTTGTATTTGATGTAATGCTAAACGGGAGATTCGTCTGTACATTAAAGTATAAGTACTGCCCACTCTTCCCGATTGATGCTGAAGATTTAACAAAGTTCGTCCTCAAAAAAAGACCTACGTTGAAAGGTAAGGATTTTAGAATTGTATTTTAATTGAATAATAATATGAAAGTATTTAAGCTACTTCTTGTAAGTATTACTTATTTATCGATAGGAGTGTTAGAAGTGTACAGCTACTTTCTGTTTAAGGCAGATATTATTGGTATGTTTGCATTCCTTACTATTTGTGGTTTTATAGTAACTTTTATGTCAGAAATAGATAGTAATTAAAAAGTAAAGCGTATGAATACAAACAGCTATTTACGTATAGAAAAGGGGTATGATATATCGAAGATAACTGGGGCTATTCCTCAGAATATTGGAGAAGGATTTAAGTTTAATCTCTCAGGTAAAACATACACAACTATTGGTAGCTATACTAAAGACAAAAAGAGACTAATGAATATAGAAATCAGTTCTTTTTGTGGTCTTTGTGGTGGAGCAATACATTATTACGCAAAATTGCATATTAATGTAAGCAATATGTGTGATAACAGCTCGGTAGATGGATATTTGGGAGGAATTGAAATTCCAAATGAATATCAAACCATCAAAGGGGAGTTTGTTAGATTACTCACTCAAAAGGAGAAAGATGAGCAACCAGACAGATGGGCTGGGTATCAAGTAGGGGATTTAGTTAATGCCTTTGAATCTCTTAAAGAGATAGAGAGTTTAATTAAAAACCTCAAAAAGAAGTTCTCTTCTAAGGAATGGAAAGTTGAGATAAGACGCAATTATTAACCGCCTTCGGGCATAAATAGTAGTTATATGGACTTAACAAAAGAGCAGAAAGAAATATTTTCTAAAATCGCTGATATTGAGCAGGTCATTCTGAAAAACCATTTTGATATAAGTGATTTGATAGAACAGTTGATTAGCACACTTCCTTTCAAGGAAGGCGATATTGTGTTATATTATAAAGATGAGCCTTATATGGTTAGCAAGATTGAGCCTTGGGACGAAGGAATAGACACTTCTCATACATATCGTTATTATGGCAAAATACATCTGGTTCTTAACAAAATATGCAAAGATGGACATCCATCTAGAAGAAACCAAGATAAATGGCTATTACCTTCTACTGACATCGAGAAGTTTGAACTTGCAGAAGATGGCAAGATAGTTCGTTTGTAACATAGTTTAGTAACTATCCTGCAAAGGTTATAAATAGATAGAATTATGAAAGCAAGTGTTTTACTAAAGGCTTTAGAAGCCTATGGAGATTTAGATGTTTGTGTCATAAAGGAAACTGGTCCAATGGCATATAATGATACAGACCATCATAAGGCTGTAGATGCAAAGGTATTTGCGATAATGGATAATAAAATTATTATTGCAGAGAAAGAAATAAAAATAGACTGAGTAACTAACCACCCTCTCCCTTTTACAGGGAGAGGGTAAAAAGAAGAGAAGAATATGTTAAAAAGAAGTGAATTTAAAAGAGGAGAATTTCTTGTAACAAGTAATGGAAGTATATTTATCCATGATGGCTATATAAATGGTGATGGATATGGATGTTTGATTGGTATGGATTCCAACGGCGATATTCAAAAGCAAAGTGATTGGGGAAACTTTATGCGCTATCCAATAGACCATATAGCATCAGATAAAGAAATAGACATCCTTATGCGAAAAATAATGGATGCAAAGAATATTACAAATTACTAATTATCATCCTCTAATTTAACAAGTAGAGGGTAAAAAAGAAGAGGATATGGCTGGTATGGAATTTGGAAAGTGTGATATTTGTGGCAAAGAGGCTGCTTTATCACGTACATATTTTAAATACAGAATAGGTAGTTGTGAGTGTTGTGGAAGCAAATTGCATGATGGCTCAAATGGACATTTTGAGGTTGTGCATCATTGCAATAAATGTGTTCCTCATTTACCTACTGTTATTCATCCTTTATTTAAGGCTTTAGATGGTAAAGTTTACAGAACAAATATTACTAACGTTTTGCCATTTGAAATTGAAGGTAATTTCATTATAGAAGAACCAGTAATTGTGGAGGAAAAGAAATGAGCAAAGAAAAAACTATTAAATATATCACAAAAGCCAAAGAGCAACTATCTGGCGATTTACTTACTGTAAGGTTTTGTCAAATGGCTCGCAATAATTTAGACAAGGCACTTAAAGAGTTGGAGGATTTATGATACAAAAGCAGACATGGAAGGACGAAATTAGAATTTTAATAACTGATGAAGAAAATCTTGGTTCGATTCAAATATCCATTCCGCTTTATGTTAGTGATATTTTCGGCAAAGCTGATGCTCTAATATATGCACTTTGGGTAGATGTTGTTCATAGAAGAAATGGTGTTGCACAACGCCTATTACAACTAGCAGAACAGCAAGCTAAGTTGAATGGAGTGAAGACCATCGGACTAGAATTTGTTAAAGATGAATCTGATAGATTTGTTCTAGATTGGTATCTCCGTAGTGGTTATAAACCATTTGATAAGAAAAGTAATTTACTGATAAAAGAGTTGAAAGATTAATATGACAAGAGAAGAAGCAAAAGTCTTGCTGCCTATTATTCAGGCATTTGCAGAAGGAAAGGTAATTGAGTGTAGAACAAAACCGAGCGCATTAAGCAAAAGCTGGCGAAGTATGAATGAATGGACGGAAATGAAAGATATTACATATTGGAGCAATATTGAATATCGTATCAAGCCAGATAGTAAGGCGGAAGCAAAGTACCGCCCTTTTAAGGACGCAGAAGAGTGTTGGGCTGAAATGCAAAAGCATCAGCCGTTTGGGTGGGTGAAAAGCAAGGAGTCGCAAGCCCTTTTTGTATGCAAGGCTATCGGAAAACTTATTGCTATAGGAATTGAAGATACTCCTTACACATATAAACACCCATTCGATACATATACCTTTGCCGACGGACTTCCGTTTGGCGTAAAAATTGAGGAGAAATAGCTATGGCATGGGTAGCAGTTGATAAAATCGGTGAGGAATTAATCTCACGAACAGAACCATTTAGAGTAGGAGACTATTGGATTGGTGAATCTATGTTTCATCTTCCAAAAGGCAGCATTAAGAAACTCATCGGAAGAGAACTTGCTTCGGAGGATGAGCCAGTAGAACTTAAAGAAGAATAATTATGGCAACATATAGAATAGTAGATATGTATCGTAAAAGCAAGGCTGTTAAAGGCATACATTACGATTCTCTGGATAATCCAATCCTTGCTTATCGTGTAGATAAGAGACATTCATTGTTATTTGGACTTATCCATTATTGGGATTATGGTGCATATAACCTTTGCCCAGAGTATTTGTTTCCTTCGGTTGATAAAGCAGAAGAAGCTATATTGAAGGTAGATAAAAGTAAAATAATAACAATTTTATATGAATAGCTTATGAAAGCAGAAAATATTAAGTTCAAGGCTAAACGTCTTGACAATAACACTTGGGTAGAAGGTTACTTTTATGCCGAATGTGGTAATGCCTACATCATTGAAGATAGGCAGAGTGAATCAATGCTTAATAGAAACGAGGCACATCAGGTTTACCCTTCTACAGTCTGTCAGTTCACAGGTCTGAAAGATTGTGAGGGCAATGAAATTTGGGAGCACGACCTAATACATTTCGTAGGGTATAAGCCTACAGCCGAAGTGTTTTGGTCAGAAGAGGACTATGCTTTTATGGCAGCCAGCGAGAATGAACCTCTTTATTTGCTTCCACATGTTCTGGAAATTGGTAAGATAGAAAGAGTTGGTAATAAATTCGATAAGGAGAAGTAGCGTATGAAGAAAGATATTTTTAACAAAGCAACAAAATTATCTAGAAACATAGAGATGATTAATGAAGCTATTGACTCATCAAATGATTTAAAACACCCTTGTTATCGAAATTTGTTTAGTTCTTCTTTATTAACACTTATGGATGACGATGACTTTAATAAGCACTTCCTAAGTTTTTTGAAAAACGAGAAGAAAATAAATGAAGAAATGTTTAATAGTTTATAAATAACGCAGTATTGATGTATAAAACAGATTTACATTCATCATTACTCTTCCTGATGTTAAGACTAGAAGAGGCAAAAAGTAACCCAATGCTCGACAAGAACTTTGTTTCTGCATTGACGGAAGTTCTCAGATATTTCCGTGATAACGGAGAGTTGAAGAAAGCCTATGAAATCCAAAAGGATTCATTGGCAGACGTAGCCAATAGCGAATGGGGGAAAGCACTGAATGGCTTCATTGCCTCAAAAGTGAAGGAAGATGAAGTCGATGCAGAATTACCAGACATTGATTCTCTTATAAAGAAACTTACATCTGATGAGTACATCGAAAAGAAAATCAAAGATGTTCTTGGTGAGTAACTACAATCCCCACCCAGTTCACAACCGGGTGGGGCAGTACAAACAAATAATTAATTAAACATGGAATTAAATTGTGAAACAACAACTTTGAGTTTCAGCAAGGGTATGACGAACATGCCAAGTGACATGATTTCGGAAGACGGAGAGTTGATGGAATCAGTGGGATTCGTTTATCGCAACGGCGAAATGGTACCTATCCAGAAGCCAGTCTGCATCACTGGCGACACTCCTGTAGAGGGAAAGCTCGTGTATTGTCACAAGCAGGCAGATTACAGAAACCTCGTAACCTACATCGAGGATGAGCAGAACGGAAACTACACCTTGAAGCTATACATAGGCTTCAAGAGCGGTAACGTAGCAGAGAGATTTGTTCAGACCGTTGAACTCGGAGCCAAGCTTCATGACATCAAGAGTAATGCGAACACTTTGGTTTGTGCAACAGATAAAGGCTTGTGCTATTATTTGTTCAAAGGCAAATCCTATAAGGTGCTAGGATATTCTCTTCCGAATTTGGTGTACAACTTCACGTTCAGTAAGCCTACTGGTGATTACCAGCATGATGAAAGAACGAGAACACTCATGGATATATCAAATGATTATAATTATCGTGTTTCCGATGATACCTATTATGATATTAACGGAAAGTTTATCAAGGCAGGAGGTAACAGACCTACTGGCGATTATTCGCAGGGACCATACACCAGCTTTACGATAAAAAGTGCTTCTGATGGTTCTCATGAGATAAGTTTCCAGAACACGGTGCAGGGGCACGTTGCGCAGGCAATCAACTGGGTAAAGGAAAAGAATATGTTCGCATTCCCTTTCTTTATAAGATGTGCATTCAGATTGTTTGATGGCTCGTATGCAAAGATTACGAATCCTATTATTTGCTATCCAACTATCAACAGAAATTGCCGATTCGGTTCTGCAGATTACAACAGCAAGACTCATACGTTCCAGGATTTGAATCAGGTGAAAGGTACAAGTAGCTTGTTCTATTTCATAGAATATAGTGAGCTTCTTTTCAGATTCAAGCCGATTAGTTCTGATTGGAGCGATATTGTGAAGGATATTGTTGTGTTCGCTTCTGATCAGGTAACTCCATTCAACCTTAATAGAGATTGGAAGTTTGTAAGTCCAAACACAACTTATATGACTCCTTTTGCAAATTTCGGTTTCAAGGGATATTCTGAGAGCGTTTTCAATTACGACCAGAAAGGTTTTAATGGGAAAACAATCCAAGTCCATGACGAAATACAGCCAACATACAAGTCTGATATAGAAATCAAGGATGAACTCGTGCATAAAAGTCAGTTCTATAAATTGTTTTCTGTAGGCATTGGTGATGATGAAGTAGATGGCGACTATCACTGTACGGTAACTAGACGCTTTGGAGAGAAGCGCAGCCTCATCAAGGGTAACATTGTTAGCAATTTGACAACACAGTCTCAACTTGGAGTTGATGATTACTACGGATGGGCGAGAATGTCAGCCGACAAGTTGTTTACTTACAACAAGAGATTGAATTTGGTAGGTGCTAAGCGTTATCCATTTGAAGGTTTCAGCTACTTTGTCGGAAGAGAAGTGGATACGAACAAAGATGAGGCTTATATGATTTATACCCACATTGTTACTGATACTTGCGACAAATGGGTATCTTGTGGAGCCACAATGAATGATTCGTTCATTCGAGGATGGATATTCTATCCAGACACAAATGCACGTGAAATAATCTTGTTTAAGAGAGGAAAGTATCTGAGAATCCAACTGATGGAGCATCCTATGCTTAATGGCTCGTATTCATTTACGAATCTTCCTTCCAAAGAAGGCGATGCCGTATTTAAGGATATATCAGATGAAGAATTTGCAAAACTGGTTGAGAGTGTAAACGACTATGAGGATTTGAACTCTCAGATATACACCTCAAACGTCAATAACCCATTTGTATTTGAGGCATCGGGCGATAACACCGTGGGCACAGGAAAGATTTATGGCATCGTATCAAACACCGAAGCCGTAAGCACAGGACAGTTCGGACAATATCCACTGCTCGTTTTCACAAGTGAAGGTATTTATGGTATGAGCGTCAACGCCGAAGGATTGTACTCTAATTCTTATCCTATCTCCAGAGAGGTATGCAACAAGAGTTCGCCATTCGTCCCTACAGGAAATATGGTGTACTTCACTGGCATGAAGGGACTGATGGCAACATCGGGAGGCAGTGTTGCTTTTATGAGCAATAAAATGAGTGGTTATCAGCCAAGCGAGTTGAGAACCCTTGATGATGGGGCATTAAGCAGGTTCTTACGAGATTGCATGATTGCCTATGACTATAATGATTCGCTGCTTCGAATCTATGCAAAGGGAAAGTCATACCAGTACATATACAATACTATAGACCAGACTTTTGCGATAGATAATAGTGGAATTGAGGCGCAGGCTATTGTGAACGATTACCCAGACAACTTGATTCAAGACACAAAGGGCAATATCTATTCCCTTACCGACAAGCCTGCTGCCATTGATGATGAAAATCTTTACAGTGGTTATCTCATCACACGACCATTGAAGTTCACTGGTTCGATGATATTGAAGAGTCTCAGGGAGATTCGCCACCTCAAAAAGTCAGCAGATGGCAAGCTTAGTCTAGAGATATGGGCTAGTAACAATGCCGTTAACTGGTGTAAGCTGGTGAGTCTAGGCGGTAAGCCATGGGCTTATTTTACGTTCAAGTACAACTTATCAGACTTCAAGGCATCCGATACCTTCACAGGCTCATTGGTAAGAGTACAAAACAGAAGATCACTCATGCACAATATGGAATTTTGATAAATTCAAGGCTTTATAATATAATAAGGTGGGGTGCGTATAGCATTCCACCTTATTTTGTTTCTGTCTAAACTATGCAGAAAAATGCACTTTGGTGATACAACCTATTGATATTTTCTCTACTTTTGCACCTAAAATAAACGCTTTAACAATTTTATTTATGAAGAAATTATTATTTATTATTGTGGCTATTATGTCTCTATGTGCATGTAGTAGCGACGATGAAGATGTAAGCACTGCTAATCTCATCAATCAGATGGCTTATGACGGAAGAGCTTATGATATTGATAGTATAAGAATCTTTAAGAACGAGCAGGGTGTTTGTCTAGGAGTATCTGTATATTCAAATATGTATAGATTAGAGATTGATAATTGTGAATTGAAAGCCGGTCATAATGACTTATCAAATAGTTCTGGTGTGCATGTAACATTATATAAGAAGGTAGAAAGCAGAAGATACTTAGCCACACATATTTGGGGGTATGATTGGGATGATACCCATTTTACTACAGATGATGGCTATGAAGTATATGGCTCTTCCATTGGGGAAGAATTGTCATACATCGAGTATCAAGAACAAAACCGGCAGGCTCATATTGAAGCTTATATAACAGATAGCAAAAACTCGAAAATCCATACGGTAAAAGCAGTATATTCGGGCAAGCCTATATACAAGTATATTTGATGATTTGGATTTCCTATAAGCAGAAGGCGGCTACTCTCTACGAGCAGCCGCCTTCATTGAAAGAAATTCAATTATATAGCCAATGGAAAATGCGTATAAATGAAGCAATCCGTTCACGTTGTTCAGCAGCATCGTGAAGAGTATGAACGGCATGGCTTTCTTGGCTGCCTCCTTCCATCGCCCAGTCCGCCCCCAAAGAATCCCGAACTGAGCAAATAGAAAACCAGACAAGCCCATCGTAGGCTCGCTCACGTACATCGGCAGGAAGCTAACCGCAACAGCTATCCCGAAAGCCTTAACAGGTGTGAGTCTGTTCTTGATCTGCCAAAGAACCAGCAGGTTCACGGCAAGATGAAACACGTTGACATGGAAGAAACTGTAGATGATATGGTTCTCCATGGGAAGTGCCGGGCTGAAACCCACATGCCATGGCAACAGAACGATGCAGAAGATGGAAATTGCAGCCTTCAATCCAAAGTCTGGCTTACTTGTTATCTCTGAAATCCTTACCATATCGCTTGCACTTATTGAAAATATACTTCACGGATTCAGGAGAAAGAAAGAACTCCGGAGCAGGTTCACCTACCAAAAACTGGCAGATGGAATGCAAAGACTCCCCGATGAACTCCTTGCGCTGAGACACCTTCTGTAGCCTATCGAAAAGAGAATAGTACATTCGCCTTCTCGGTTCACTCATGGCATCCACCACGGTGAAATCACCCACCACCATTCTTCTCAGACGCTCAAACGCCTGCTTAGGGCTGACGTAATATCTTGGAGCAGGATGGGCAGATACCTTTATGTATGCCTCCTTCTGCGAGTGGCAGGTATTCGCCACATCACTATAAGCCTTCATGATGGCTTCCCTCTGCCTTGCCGTTAAGCTAAAATCTGTCTTAGTCATACGCACACCTGTTTAATTAGCATAATAACACCTGTCTATTAACATAATAATAATGTTGAAATACAGGTGCAAAGATACTATTTATTTAGAAAACATCCAAATTGATAATATTTTTTAATATTTTGTGTTGTTTTTTTCTTAGTTTTTTGCATTAATTTTCTTATCTTTGCAAAATCAAAGCAATATGTATGCTATTTTATAGAAATGGTTACAGTTTGCTATAGATTAATTTAAAAATGAGAACATTATGAAACAGAAAGAAGACGATGCTCTCTCAGGCGAGGAGCGACAAATGATTTTAAGCGGCATCATGAGCCGCAAGATTTGGAAGTTCTATGAACTGCTTTCAAAGTGGGCACCCATACCATTGATGTTGGGACACTGGTATGGAGTGTGGGATTATGGGCATTACCCTAGACCCGCAATACTTGATACAGCCGACAATGGAAATTGTATCATTTGGATGTATTTTCTGGCATATATTTATATGCCTCTTGCCATGTTACCAGTTAGTTTCTTCTTCAGATACTGCTGGATATTCCGCATCCCATTCTTCTATTTCTTTGGCATCAATGCCATCAGACTCTACTATCAGCACTGGCTCATCACTCCAGAACAGCTGGAAATGCACCATGTGTTCATCATTTTCACTCTAATGCTTTACGCTTATGGATTTATCAAAATCGCTTTTACACGTAGCAGATGTTGCATACCGCATGCTACGAAACGATGAGTGTGGCTTCTCGGAAGAGGAGGAACAGATTGTTCAGAGAAATCTCATCTACTGGATAGAGAGAAGACACCACTTCGATGAGAAGCTCGGCAGGGCTTGCATCGCCAACATCTACTACTTCAAGGATGATGTTACCAAGGAGTATGCGCCTTTCTTCGATTACGAGGAAATGAAGGAAGAGTACAAGAGGCAGGCATTGATGATTCCCGACTACACAATGTGGGACTTTGCCGTGACCATGAACAAGATGTATGCTGAGAACATCGACATCCTCAGCAGGTGGTCCCGAAGCAAGGAAACGTTGAGGAAAAGGGTATCAGAACTGTCCGTTAGCTTCCTCTGCGACGAGTCAACAAACCATCCCACCGATAAAATTTGGTGGTATATGAACAGTTGAATGGAAACACGGAAGAACGTTTTGAAAAAGCCCCTATCTTTGTAGCCATTAATCAATTTAATGGTATATGACGGAAATTATTCATACATTTTTACATGAGCACCTATACATGACGGCGTTGATAATTGCCATCTGTATGGGTGCTCTTATTGTTTCTATGGGTGTAGATTTGTTCTTCGGCATCAGGAAGGCAAAGGAGAACGGAGAGGCTACAACAAGCACCGGGTTCAAGAAAACCTGCGACAAGGCAAGGAAGTATTTCTCTCCTTTCATGGCTGCGGTGTGCATAGACCTGATTGCGTGCATCATACTTCCATTCCCGGTTTTCTCGATGATTTGGGCAGGGTATTGTGTGTTCTGCGAGTTCGTAAGCATCAGGGAAAAGAGCTGGCAGAAGGCTGAAATCCGAAAGCAGGAGAAGACGGTAAGTATTCTGCTTGAGAACAAGGAAGATTTGGCTAGGGCTTTTGCCGAGATTATGAAAGAACAGGAAAAAGAGAAGGAGGGAAAGGCATGAAGGTGAAAAGAAAACAGATGCTGGAGATTCTGCCAGATGCAGGAAGGGTAGATAGATACCTGCACTACATCAATGCCTGGGCTGATACCTTCGAGATTAATACTCCTTTAAGAATGTGCCACTTCCTAGCTCAGGTGCTTCACGAGACCGCTGGCTTCAAGTTCATGAAGGAGCAGGGAAAGATAAGCTATTTCTCCAAATACGACAAGGGTAGCTTGGCAAAGATGCTTGGAAACACAAAGAAGGGTGATGGATGGAAATATCGGGGTCGTGGTTTCCTTATGCTTACCGGTAGAGCCAACTACCAGAGCTACCAAAACTCAGAGTATTGCAAGGGCAATATCATGGAAAAGCCTGAACTGCTGGAAGGGCAGAATGGTTCCGTGAAAAGCGGCATGTGGTGGTGGTTTGTCCATGGGCTGAATGAACTCGCCGACAAGGATGATATTGTAAAAATCACCAAGAAAGTCAATGGCGGCTTGAACGGCATTGATGATAGAAAGAACTGGTTTGGAATATGTAAAAAGGTATTATTATGAAATGGTATAACAAAGAGGCTTGGATAAGCACGATTCTGACGATCATCGTCGGTTTTCTGATTGTTCTTCTTTTGGGCGGTTGCAAGACCAAGGAGTACATCAAGGTTCCCGAATATCATACGGAGTATGTGGTTCGGAAAGATACCGTAGCCAAGACGGATAGCGTATATGTGAAGGATTCCGTATATGTGATGCAGAAGGGCGACACGGTGGTGATTAGCAAGATTGCCTATCGTGACCGATACAGAAACATATATAAGGTAAAGCTTGATACAATCTTCAAGCATGATTCTATTGAGGTTCCTGTGCCATGCGAGCGGACGCTTACGAAAGGCGAGCAGAGATTAATGACTCTGGGCAGATGCTATATCGCTTTTCTCTTCATGGTGGTGGTCTGCGGAATCGGTTTCACCCTTTGGTACCACAATAAAAAGTGCTAGCGTATGGGAAAGATTAGCGAAGAACTACAGATGATTGACTCTCTCTTGATGGAGTTCCATGAGCGCATTCAGTCGGGGCGGTGCCTTACAAACAAGCAACAAAACTCGATGATGTTGAAGTTCCTTCACCAAATCGCCAACAAGGATGAGCCTATCAACAAAACGGCTGCATGCGAGTATGTACAGGTATCAAGGGCTACATTTGATAGACTGGTGAAGGCTGGCAAACTCCCGAAAGGGAAAAAGCGAAAGGGTAGTACTGAACTGGTCTGGTACGAAAAGGATTTAGATGAATATATTGATAAGCTGATATAAGTTTTTCTGTTTATTGTTAGTTGTAGTAGATTTTAGTTAGTTGTTCTAAGTAATTTAAAAATCCCCACTTAGTTGTAAAACTGGGTGGGGATTGCTTTTATATCTTAGCAACGGAATGCACGCCGTCGCCTCCGCTATCTCTTCTTTCCTTCTGTTTCCACTTAGGCTTCTCCATGTCGTTGGCACTCACCCAAAGACCAATCGCCGTACTCATCAGTACATCATCATGGTTTCCGTTACCCACGATATTACCAAGACTGCCATCATCATGACGCTCGTAGATTCTCAGCTCATGATACATTTCCTTGTCTGGCTCATCCCAGAGCATATCATCCACAAACTGTTCCAAATTATCAATCACCCAACCCTTGGTCAGCTTATTAGTCTGGAATCCGTACTTGGCAAGCACATCATCGCTCACGTCTTCCGGACTTGTGGTGCGCTGATACAGGTTATCATAGTAATCAGCAATTTCATTCAAGATACTTCCAAAGTGGTCGCCTTCCGTGTTGTTGTTCTTCTCTCGGTCAGCAGTGTTGCTCTCTATCACCAGCAGGGCATCATCATAGTAATGCGCCAATGCCGCTGCCATCCATGCCAGCTTATCGTGTCGTACATGCCCACGCCATCTAGCCACCACTCTCGGTTTGCCCTTGATGGTTGGAATCATGCCGAATCTGTCAATCACGGTCATGACAGTATAGTCAGATGTAGTACTCTTACCACCAATATCCACACTCACCAAGTATCTGTTCTCAACCTGCAGAACATTCGGAACCGCCCAAATCTTCAAGTCACCATCGCCATCTGTCCTGATGCTAATCTTCGATTTACTGATGGTTCCCTCATTCTTGTTTCCGTCAATGATGATGTCAGCCGTATAGAGTGGGTCGCACTTGTATTTCTTCTGCAGATCATCAATGCTATACGGATTGAACACCAGATTACCAGAGTTTCTGAAAGCATCCTCCTCATCCACTGGAGCCTCGGTAGCACAGAAGGAATGCGTGGTAAACTTGTTTCTAAAGTTTCTGTACCACTCGATAGCCTGAAAGCAGGCTCCCTTCTCCCACATGCGCCAAAAGAACTTACCAGTCTCTCGGTAGCCCTTCGGATTGGTGCTCTTGTCTCTGTTCTCCAGAAGCCATCGGGCAAAGGCACGCTCATTCTTCACCTCCTCCATGTCATGCTCAATAAAGAAACAAGGAATAAAGAGGAAGGCGTAAGCATCGTTGTTCTTCGGGTCCATTGCCAACTGGCACTTGTCATAGAAGAATCCCGAATTACCCTTGCCAGTACTCTCAAACACCTCCAAGTTATCCTCCTGATTTCTGATACCACCCGAAATAGACGAAATCACACCCTCTGGATCATGCTCTGGAGTCTTCTTCCAGTATGCCACCTCCGAATAGTGGGCACAGTGGAAGTTGCTACCACGCACGGAATCGAAGTTCTCGAAAGATGCCACGGTCAGCGTACTTCTTCGGATAGCCCTCATGCCGTCAGTAACTTGGAAATCGTCGGGCGAGTTCTCGTAAGGCGAGAATTGCAGTTTGGCACCGGGGCATCCGATGGTCCAGCCCGGCTGATGCTCCAAGGCTTTTCGGTACATCGCCTTGATTTTCTTTGCCGTGTTTTTCTGCTGCGCAAGCACAATGGCATTCCAGCCATCCCTGCGGAAATCCTGTAGCCACTTAATGTAAAGCTGGGTCAGGGTAGAACCTCCCCACTGGCGGGCTTTCAAGATAACTACTCGGATAGCCTTTCTGTTGGTTCGCAAATCCTCAAATATCTTCAGAAGCAATCTTTGTGGATAGTTCAGCTTAAACGGAATCATGTTACCCGTCACCTTATCCTCAATTTTGTCGGTAGCATAAAGGGCAAACTCTGGGTCTTCCGTAAATCTCACCTTCATAATCTCAAAGGTAAGCACCATAATCAACTGCTTGGTGTAGTAGCTCTTCTCGTTATACTCCTTTCTCCATACACGGATGATGTACTCCTTCAGGCTGCCGAGCTGTTTAAGTCCCCTATATAATAAGGTACGCATACATTCTTTGGGAACCCACATCTTCGGAATCATGAAATCGGGCAGTTCCAGCAGTTCCCTATGCTCGAAATCATAGCAGTTTTCGCCTGTCCATGGGTCGTATGGTCCATAAATATCATCATATCGCCGTCTGTTCTCGGCTACGAGTTCGTCTATATCTATTTCTCTAACTTGTGCCATCGCCTAACCCTTTAATCTCCTCAAAATCCGCATCCATAATCTGTGGCATCGTGGTAATGTCCAAGGCGTTGTTGTCTGTCTTGGTTCTTCCCATGGCTGCCAACTGTTTGAAGTCTTCGTCAAGTCCGTGGGTCACGCTCATCTCGCTCTGCTTAGGTATCATGTGCTTGGTAAGCTGGGCATAGATGGTAACGTATGTTTTTGGATCGTATTGAGCCAACTCGTTCATGCACTCCTCAAACTTCTCCTGATTCCTTGCAAGGAAGTCACGAATGTATTCTTTCTGTGCGCTCTTGCTCACTGGCAGAATCTTCTTCGCCTTCTCTCGCTTGTCGTGCATAATCTCCGATACGGTCTTGATATTATCAAATTCTCCCATAATTCAGCCTCCTTATCCAAATGGTTTAGGCGAACGAATCAGGCTCCCAGGCTTGGTTGCGTTCGCCGCATCAATAATCTCCAGCTCCTCGTCCTCCAGCTGCTGAGCCTTATCCACGGTCAGTGGGTCTTTGCTCGTCAAGGTAAGCATAAAGTACTCATAGAGTGCGCCGGTGGAAATGTAGTTGTGGATAGCCTGCACCAGTCCGTCATATCGGGCACCATCCCAACTGTCGGGCATTCTCAGCCAAAGTTCCTTCTCTTCCCATTCCTTCAAGGCGTTGTCTCTTACCACGCCCCTTGGTTTCATCACGTAGGCAGACAGGGTTCCTTCCACCTTTTTCAGATACTTGTCGAACCATCTATAGAACAGCGGTCGCTCCTGATCGTTCTCGCTGGTCGGGATGATTTCTTCTTGGTTGGTCTGGTTGCCTCGTCTTGCCCTGCCCAGCATGTTGGTGGTTGCGTCAATGTCGTACCAGAGCTGGTTGGCATAAATGAAGATATGCTTATCCTCATAGTAGGTGGCAGGTCGTGGCGGACGGGGCAGGAAAGGATTCGGCTCTGGCTTCCATCCTCTCTCACGGAGAATATACGTAGGGTGTAATGCGTTGAACTCCATCTTACACCTCCTTTGCTACGGTTACTTCCACCTCTACCTTCAAATCATCGCTATGCCGTGAGAAGAGGGTGACAATAGCCACACCAGTGTTCACCGGGTTCAGCGAGAAGGTATAAGGCTCTGGCGTTCTCAGAATCTCCAAGATGCTTGGGTCGTCGCTCCGTGCCTCAATATCATCAATGGCTCCGTTGTCGATGGAGTATGAAAGGGTCTCCTCCTTATCATCCAGTGCAATGGTAATGGCTCCGTTTTCCTCGCTGCCATCTACCTTTGCCGTCAGATGCTGGGTATAAGGGATGGTTGGAATGGATGGACCACGCAATACGAAACATCTTCTGATACTCTGCTCGTCAAGCGCAAGGGAAGTCTGGTAGATTTCCGCCTGCTTCAAGTTGGTGGTCTTCGTCCACCACTGGTAGGTCATGTAGTCTTCCACATACTTTGCCACAAGTCTTGCGAGCGTGTCGGTCAGGGTTCCGCTGCATCTGCGAGAGGCGTTCAGAACGAACTCCACAATATCATCGTCCTTGTCGTTGTAATAGATGATGTTGTCGCCCACGCTCTGTGTGGTTGGCACAAGATACTCGGCAAGCAGGGTCTTCACTATCTCCAGTGCAGTCTGGAAATCGTGGGTCAGCGTACTTTCGTGAACCTCATCATCGCCTGCCGCCTCGTTGAAGCCTATCTTCACCGCCTTCTCATCAGCTGCGCTATCCACCTTTGCCTTCAGGTAGGTTGTTGCCTTTACTGCCTCAATCACTACCGATTTGATAATCTGGAATTTTATAATCATAGTCTATTCTTGTTTAATGGTTTCTAACTGCGGCTCGCCCTCTATCGAGCCTGTCATATCCTTCAATGTCTTCGTCGAATGCGAAGGAGGCGTTTTGTCGAATGCCAGTTTAATGGCTGCATTCATGTGCATGCTCATATCATCGGCATACACCTTAGCCTGTTCCGTTCCGCTCAATACCAGTATCATGTAGGTGGTATAGGCGTTCACATATCCCCTGAAGCAACTCTCAAAGGCTTTCCTGTGTCCATCGTTCAACCGGGTTACATTAAAGGTAACTGATACCGGCAATGAATCATCAATGTAGGTCTTCACGATGGGGGCTACCTCGCCTGCAAAGCTGTGCGCCGCCGCAACAATATATTGATTCATCACCGCCTTTTCTGCGCTCGACAAGGTAGTATTGGCAAACAGCGTGTTTCCTGCCTTGTCGTTCTGCCTCTTGGCTATTGCTGAAACCTGCTTCATCACGTCTCCTTCTACGGATTCCAGACTGATTGTTATCAACTTTGTTTCTTCCATACCTTATGCTGATTGATAGTAATTATTGTTCAAACTCATCGCCTGTGCCACTGCATTCTGGTCTGCTCCCTGCACGATTCCGTTCTCTACCATTCCGCCACCCTGCTGCTGGGCAATCGCCCGCTGCTGCTGATACATCTGTTCAAGCTGCTCCTGCTGCTGCTGAACGCTGGCAAGCAACTTGTCGGCGTATGGTTTGTTCACGTTCTGCAGATACTGAATCAGGTTGATGGCACCAATTCCGAGCAACTCCTTCAAATCGTCATTCTGAATGGTGTTGTATGCCGCCGTAGCCGCTGCATTCTTGATGCTGATCTTGAAGTGAATGTCTCTTGCAGAAAGGCGGTCGTAAAGGTAGTTAGCCAAACCGTCCTTGTTGAATATCTTTCTGCCGTCTTCGTAATACTGCTGAATGATGGAACACTTCTTCATAGCCAGCTTCTCCGTGAATATTTCCATGTCAGATAAGATGGTATATAAAGATGTGGTGGCGTTTTGGCTCTCCTGAGCGTATCTAGCCGCCGAAGTTCCTGCCGAAGGAGTCTTGCCCTGCAAGGCACCGCTCACGTTGGTAACCTCCCGAATCAGATTCAGCTCTATCTGCAAGAGTTCGTTGGTTCCGATATTCACGGCATTCGATGTGATAACCTCTGGCTTTACGTTCGGCATAGTGCGCTTAGGCGTATAGAAAATCCATCCGTCATATTCAATAGCCTCCTCCATGAACTCCCTTGGACTCTTGCCGCCCAATACCGTGGTTGGAATCATCTTGAATCCCTTGAAACTGCTTCTGATGCTCATGTCGTTCATCACAATCAGGCGGTTGATGTACCTCTGCTGGTCTATCACGTTCGTCATAAACGGATGAATCTCTCCGTTGATGTACGGATAGAGCTTCACGGTAAATGGGTGACTCTTGAAATCGTATGGTGATTCTCCACGGCACAGAACGGTTCCGTCGGGAGCCATGAAGGTGTAGTACCAGTATTTATCAGAAAGGTCTTCCGATGTAATATAGGCACGGTCTTCTTCCGGCACACCGTATTCGTCATACTGCTTCTTTCGCTTCTCGTTTTCCTGAATCAGCTTGTTTATCATTGCCGTGTCTTCCAAATCCACACGGAACCAAGCGTTGTTCATGTTCTTGGCAATAGGGTCAAAGCATTGCAGTCTCGGTTTGGTCTCCGTGGTCCAAACCTCAATCACTCTATGATAGTGCTTACCCTTGTTGGTGAAATCGAAGCTCAGGTTGTTCAAATCCTTCTCCTCGTTAAACTCGTAGCCATAACCGCCATCGTCCATTTCATCGTTGATGCCGAATATCGCATTCAGGTCGGTAACGCTCAGTCCGTATTCCCTTCGGGCAAACTTCTGATACAAATCTTCCCTGCTCACATCATGCAGACAGCCTATCAGACAGATGTCGTTGTGGCGTGGGTCGCTTCCGCACTCAAAAAACATGTGGTCGGGTTCCATCATATCCGTCCACGCATCGGGCATTTCCAGTTCCCTGTCTTCCCAACTCTCTCTGGCGTACATCTGTCCGCCTTGCAGATAGTCCTTGATAAAGTGGTTCAGCAAATCCTGCATGCCGGTAGTCTGCCAGTTGCATTGCATCGTGGCACTCATCATGTCGCTCAGTTGTCGGGAGTCATTATCTCTTGCAAAGCAAACTGGTTCCGTGCCCTGCTTGGCATAGAGACCAGTGATAGACTCCAAGATGCTTACCATGATGTTGTTGCTCATTGGGGTCTGGTTGCGCCGCTCCATATAGGTGCGCTCCGTCATTTCCTCCCAGTAGCCATGATGATACACCCTGATGGTGTCGCTCCATTGGTCTCCGTTGCAGTATCTCATCGTTCTTGCTCGGGTCTCCCTCACGCCACTCAGATTGTTCCAGGCATTCTTGCATCGGGTCAGCAGTTCCCAGTCCTTTCCGTGCTCCTGCCGTCTCTTTCGAGCCTTCACCGAGTCATACGTGCTGTGATTGGGCATCACCTTGCTAAGTGTTAATATTCTCGCTTTTGCCATATATTCTTACACATTATTATAATATAGGCGCAAAAATACCCTTAAATCCCATTTTTTTTGCCGTGTTTCCACCCACTCGGACAACACGATGGAAACACGGAAATATTTTTGCATTATTTTCGCATCTTTGCCGAAAAGTTTTTAAAAGTTACAATATGACAAAAGAAGAATTAGAACAGATGAATGCAGAAGGTGGCGGCGGACAGCAGTCACCGTCAATGGAATCTGCTGAGGCTGAAACTCCGCCAGTGGAGGACCGCCCTAATCGCAAGGCTTTCTCTGACCGATTCAAGAAGCGTCATGCCGACATCGACTTCGAGGATAAGGAATCCCGATATGCGGCACTCAGCGATGATGCTGATGCACTGGGCAGATACGAGGAAAGCGGAAAGGCGTTGTCAAAGGTATTCGATAACCACAAGTGGCTGGCTGCTCTGGCTATGGACATGGAGAAGAATCCGGAAGATAACCCATTCGATGCCATGGCTCGCTTGGGTATTGACATTCGTGCCTTGCTCGATGATCCAGAAGGCGGAAAGAAGCTCGCTGAGATTCTCGCCAAGCACAACGAAGATGTAGCTGAACAGAATGAAGCTGTCGAGAAGGTTACTGCCAATATGCAAAAGTCTATCGAACGCTTGATGAAGCTCTATCCCGATGATGCCGAGGATATGTGGAAGCAGATTTACGAGATTCACGATCAGGTGGAGAGCGGAGATATCCCCGATGATGTTTGGAAGATGCTCCATAATGCCAACAACTACGACTCTGATATTTCTTCTGCTCGTGATGAGGCTGCTATGCAGGCAAGAAACGAGAAGATTCAGAATAAGGTGCGCTCATCCGCAAGCGAGGGCATTCCTCCTTCACTGTCTAGTTCGGGTGCAGGCAACAAACCTGCAAAGAAGAAGGAAGCAGCTCCTAAGAGTGGCTTCTTCGAAGGTCTCACATATTAATACTAATCAAATAAATATATGTATAAAATGAAGAAAGATTGTTTTAAGAATTTTACAAGCGGTCAGTTCATCTTCAAGATGATTCTGATGCTTCTTGCTGTGGTTACAGGCGGCGGCGTACTTGCCATGGCTGATACCGCAGAGCCAACTACCCAGATTGGTGACGAGGGTCATGAGCCGTCAAGCAAGGCTGATGCAGCAACCGAACCAGTTGACCCGGAGAAATCAGACCGATTGGCTCCAGGCGGTAAAGTAGAAGGTCAGGATTTGACAGGCACGCAGGCTTCTGCAACCCAGATTCGCAAGGGTGGACTTGCCGAAGAGGATTGGGATAGCGAGGTAGAGAAGTATCGTCCCTTCCGTACTCCATTGCTCCAGATTATCCGCAAGGTTACAAAGAGTGTTCCTTGTGTAAGCTATGAGAAGAAGCACGCCCGTGTGGGTGGTGATACCCTTGATGGCAAGATTACCAAGGCGATTGAGGCGGTTGAGGCTGGTGGTACTATCAAGTTTACCAAGGCTAATTTCTCGGGTTCTCTGCTCCCTCTCTACAAGGGTAGTACCGTTATCGTTCCTTCTGTTCCCGGCTACGAGCGTGGTTCCAAGACCAAGGTTAGCGGTCGCTTGAATCTGTTGGTTATCGACAAGACGAAGGATGAAGTTACCTTGCAGGCACTCAATGGTCCTGCTGAGATTGAGGGTACAGTTGGCGAAACGCTTGACACCATGGGCTGCCCAGCCATTCCTGCCAACAGCCGTATTCTCTGTGCTTCCACCATCCTCTCCGAAAGCCAGATGAACGTTCCGCCAGAGAACTATCAGCCTCGTTCAGAGGAGGTTTACTTGCAGAAGCGTGCATTCTCCATCATCTTTACCGAGGAGTTCGAGAAGATCAAGAAGAAGGCTCCGCATACTGTTGCCGACATGAAGGAAGATGCGCTTACCAAGTTCTTGCTCCGTCAGGAACGCAGTTACCTCTACGGTACCAAGTTAAAATTCCTCATGGAGACCAAGGACGGTGCGCAGGAGTACGCTTACTCTGCTGAGGGTATCATCAATCAGTTGACAAACGCTTATGGCATTGGCGAAGTCTATACCTTCGCTGACCTCATCGCCATCGCCAAGCTCATGTTCACCGACTTCGCCGAGTCTGATGAAATGTATCTCTTCTGTGGTAAGAATGCCATCGAGCGACTGATGAAGATTGAGCTTCCTAAGGGGCGTGATGTAATGTTCTCTACCGTCAAGGAGTTCGATATTACCTTCAACCGCTTCAAGTGTAGTTATGGTACACTCAACTTTGCTTGGGATAGCACACTCGACTACATGGATTTGGAAGACTGCATGATTGGTGCCGACTTCAAGGGTGCTCGTCACTACGTCAAGGAGAAGAGCAAGGAGCGCACCAACGACTTGTCAAAGGATGCTTACGACCCACGTCTGGCTAAGCGATACATGCACTGGGAGGCTGATTGTGTAGCTCTCCGTGGTTACAACAGCATCATCGTTGGTCCAGAGGATAAGATTTCTGCTCTCGGCGCATCGGGCGTTATCAACAACATCATCTCGCTGAGCACTCTGCCAGAGACTCCACGTGAGGGTATGATTGTTGCGTTGACTGCCGATTACCAGTCTGGTGTAACCAAGTACGAGAAGGAGAATGTTTACATTTACAAGGGCGGTAAATGGGAAATCTTCTCAGGTCAGATTATTGCAGCCTAAGTAAATAACTGAATAACAAGTGACTGGTTCCCACTGGTCACCTGTTATTCAAACTATAAAGAATTAGAGATATGATTAAGACATATAGATATAATGCAAACCGAAACACGGTAAGCCACATTCTCCAGGGAAAGAATGGAGTAACCGTCCGTTACAACTTCGAGAGGGGTAACGTAATCACCAGGCAGAAGCCAGAGCTTATCTTGAAGGGTGAGTATGCCCAGACTCTGCTCGAAAGCAGCGACCTGTTCAAGAATGGGCTTGTTACGCTTATTCACTCAGAGGAGACCTTGGAGGATAAGTTGAATGAGGCTGCCGAGCAGGAGAAAAGCACTTCTGAAGCACCGGCTAAGAAATCAGTCATTGAGGTAGAATCTGTTGTTACAGCATCCGATCTCCTTGCCTTCGTTAACGAGGAAGACAACCGTGAAGGCTCCCGAATGTTCAAGAACGTGGGTAGCGCATTGGATTGGGCAACCAAGCACAACTTCGCATTCCCTAATTACAAACCAGAGTAATATAATAAGGTGAAATGAAGGTAGAAGACATCATCAAACAGGTACGTTGGTGCATAGACGAGGAATCCAACAACACATCGGCAATCACCGATGAGAAGGACGATTTGTATATGGACAACATCATCAAGTCGAAGATAAACGATGCTTTGCATTGGATAGCCATCACTGCTGCATCCTCTTCCGTATTTGCAGAATCCAAGAAGACCAGCGACACATCTTCAAAAATCAGCGTAAAAGATTACGATGCCACAAAAAATATCGGAACCATCACGATGGACGAGAATACAGAGATTATCGCTATCTCTCGTGTCCGTGGCAAGGAATGGTTCAAGGCAGTGATACCTGTCGAAGATACCGACAACGAAGCTTACATGATGTTTGATGAAAGTGCAATGGGAACTGCCGACCGACCGCAGGCTGTCATCATGCGAGAGAATCCTATCAAAATCCTCTTGCAGCCGAAGCCTACCGAAGCCGTAGTTTCCTTTGTCGGCGTTCCAAAGAATGTGGATGTATCATCGGGATCCACCGATGTAGCCATCACCGACAAGCTAAAGAATGCCTTCATCTACTATCTTGCCTTCCTGTTACTCTCAGCCTACAACGACAACAAGGCTACCCACATGTACACGATAGCCTTGCAGCAGCTAGGGGTTAACACAAAGCAGTAGGATAGGGAATCTGTTAATTATAAACTTTAAATTATTAACTGTACAAAATGGAGTATGTATCAACGAATTATAATGAGGAAGAGCGTGCATGGGTATCACCAGAGATTACCCTGCATCGTGACATCTACTTGATGATTACGCTGAAACGACCGGGCAAGCTTGTGATTCGGCAAGACAAGGGCGATGGTAAGAAGCCCCGTGTTCCCATCCGTGCCCACAAGAACATGGATAAGTTCCATATCCGCCTGAGGGTCATTCCAGATACCGCAAAGATTCAGATATTCACTTCATCAGAACCAAAAGAAATCAAATATGCCTACATTTAGACAAGATCCAAAAATTGGTGGTATGGTGCCGATGATGAAAACGGACGATTACAACGACCAGTCTGTCACCGAAAAGAAGTTGAAGGATGGTAATATCACCACCCGAAAACTGGCTGATGGTTCTGTAACTTCGGACAAGATTGCAGACTCCAATGTTGTTACATCGAAAATTGCAAATCAAAATGTAACAACAGAAAAGCTGCAAGACGCTGGGGTTACAACTGATAAGCTAGCCGACTTAAACGTTACAACAGAAAAGCTAAACGACAGGTCGGTTACTACAGAAAAAATGGCTGATGGTTCTGTTGTGACAGGGAAGATTAAAAACGGAAACGTTACAACCGAGAAACTTGGTGATTCTAGCGTTACATCTGAGAAGGTAGCAGAAAAAAACATCGTTAACTCCAAACTTGACGATTCTTCTGTAGATGAGCGAACTATCAAGGATAAGAATGTTACCAATCGCAAGCTTGCTGATTCCGCCGTTGATACACCCAAACTTCATGACCAGTCTGTGACTAACGAGAAGATGGCAGATAATACCTTGACTCTTGATAAGTTCGATCCAGAACTTCGCAAGTCTCTAGAAGCAGCAACAGGATTGCCGGATAATCTGCTAAAGATGATTCAGGACGTTGATGTAAACATAGCCAAGCTGAATGATACGGTATATCCAATCATATTAGGCTTCACTATCACCCCGAATGTAGGCACGATGCAGACGGAGGTTCGCTATTCTGTTTCAAGTGACAACAAGCCCCTTGTGCCTGATACATCAATCATCAGCAAGCAGATTAATGACAATACCCAAAAGAATCTCTCAGACACTCCATCATCAGGTGGAACCCTATCCACCAAAATTGAAGGAGCAAGAGAAATCTTCAAGTTTACAATAGAGAAGGAAGGTAGAACTGGCAAGAGTACATCACAGACTCGCTATCTCTGCTACTCAGGAGGGAACCCAGCAGCCACCATGACTACAGAAATCCTCAATACTCTCAACAAGGTATCAGCTATAGGAGTATCATTCAATCCTAGTATCACAACCAAGGATAATGATTACATCTGGCTAGTAGTACCTAGTTATCTCTCAATCACCCGTGTAACCAGTGCAGGATTCGATGTTCCTTTATCTGCTCCTCAGGCTATCACCAATAGCCTAGGAACATTTAAGGCATACCACACAGCAAATCCTCTCACACAAGCTACATGGAATTTAGTAATATCGTAAAATAAAAAGATATGCCAGATAATAATATTAATGTAACAGCCCCACTACATGCAGCAACAAAACAAGGAAAGCTTGCATCCGCAAGGGAGGTCTTCATGGATGGAGACAAGGAGACTCTTCAGCAGATAGGTGACAAGACACATCAGTTGGAGGATGCCATCAAAGACATTGCCGTCTCAGGTGGAGCATCTACTGCCAATGCTGTCTCTTATAACAACGAGACCAGTGGCATGACTGCTATCACCGCCCAAGGAGCAATAGATGAACTTGCTGCTAAGAACCAAGAACAAGATGATACTATTGGAACTAAGGCAGAGAAGTCAGATGTAGCTACAGAACTTGATAAGAAGTTCAACAAGGAGAATATTACCCAAGAGTTCGGTGATTCAAAGGATAAGGTAGTTTCCCAGTTTGCCCTTCCATTCCGAGAGATTGAGTCTCCAGAGTTCATCAAGGTAATAGTAGATGCAGAAGACCACTTCTTGTTTGGAATCCAGCTTGATGGTTCCATTGAGTGGGGCAAGGGTATTCCTGCACCAATCAGAGCCAAGTTACAGGAAATTATTAACCAGTGCCAGCAGGATAAGACAGATATTCTTGAAGCTATTAATGCTGCCAAGAAAGAGTTGTCCGCAAGCATTACTGCATTGCAAGAAGGCAAGGTTGACAAAGAGGAAGGTAAGTCTCTCATTGAGGATGAAGTAAAGGAGTGCTTTAGAATAATTGAGAATGAAGAATTTCTCAAAGCTATAGTGGATTCAGATGATAAGGTTCTGTTTGGTTTCTACCGAGCAACTGGTAAGCCGTATTATCCTTTCAATGAAATGTATCATGTCATTCAGAATAAGGAATACTTTGCTGCTTGGGTTACTACTGACGATAAGGTACTTCTTGGAATCAGAAGAGACGGAGAAATCATTGGTGAAATCCATGCAGTCAATGCCTTGAAGCAAGTTATCTCTCAGCTTCAAGAAAAGGTTGATACAATATATTACAACACCAAAGAACTTTTTAATTTCCTTTCTTTGCAGGAGAATCAAGAGTATTTGGCTGTAGAAACAGATGCAGATGGAAAGATTCTTTCTTCAACAAATACAGATGGTAGTCACTATATCCATAATGTTAAGTCTGAGACTATTCCTGAAGAATTATTTCACATTGAAGACATTGAGGGAAGAACTGAGATTACAACAGATGTAAATAACAAGATACTGTCATATCGTGATTCAGAAGGAAAGAAACATGAGAATAGTATGGAAGTTGCAAACCTTGACGTATCAAATATCAATCTCCAAGGTAATAGTGTGAACAATATCCAAGATGCTTTGAAAGCAAATGGTTTTGACGTTAAGCATCCTACTGATTGGAGTGATAAATCTTTCATTCAGATACCAGAACCTCATTTTGCAATAATCAATATCACAAATATTGATTCCATGCCTATATCAAAAACGCAAAACAAGAAAGCATTCCTGGAGTTTTGGGATATGCAGGGAAACTATTTCAAAAAGCATGCTATTCTCAATGCACAAGGCAATTCTTCAATGACCCATTATAAGAAGAACATAGCTGTGGATTTTTGTGAAGATGAATGGGTGGGCGATGATACAACATCTGTAAAAATAGGCAATTGGATTGTTCAAGACAGTTTCCACTTAAAGGCATTTTATTGCTCTTTTTATAAAAACGAATGTCCTGTTTCTTATAAGATATGGGATAGAATGTGTCATACATATAAGTTTACAGAAGATAGACCGTATAAAGACTATCTTGCAGGTAAGTTCCCAGATAAAGGAGCAAACGTGACAAATCCCAGCTTTGGACAAAACAACGCATTTGAAGCTAGATGTGTGCCTGATGGATTTCCATGCGCAGTATATTTGAATAATACATTTTGGGGTATTTACTCATTTCAGTTGAAGAAACATAGAGATAATTACTTTATGGATAAGGAATCTACAACAAATATTCATTTGGATGGTGACTCTTATTTAAATCTCTTCAACGGAATTGTTGATTGGAATCTTATGGAAATAAGAAATCCAAAGCCTAAAAAATGGAAATTGTATGATATGGATGGAAACAAGTATGACGGGGATTCTCCTAAAGAATTAATGGGAAAATATCTGCCAGATGGAGAAACCGTAAATCCAAATTATGACGAGAACAATGAAAGTCATAAAAAAAGTGCAGAGGTTAAGCAGAATATAGTTGCTCTCAGTAACTATATGAAAGATTTAAAGGTATATGAAAATGCCTACAATGAAGCTGTTAAGAATAAGTTGGGTGAAGAAGAAGCTCTGGCTACTCTTAAAAGAGAAATAGAGAAGCGTTTTGGCGTAAAATGGATTATGGACTACATTCTTATTATGTGTTTGTTGCAAGATAATGATAGCGTAAACAAGAACACACAATGGACTACATGGGGTACTGTTGATTCTCTGCTTAGATGGAATCCTAATCCTTATGATATGGATGCAACTTTTGGCTGTGATTCTACCATTGGCTTTACTAACCAGATGGCTATTGAAACTACTTTGGGAAAGAATACGAATACTCCATATTCATATATTTGGAAATACTATTTGGATGATATGAAAAAGCGGTATGCCGAACTTAGACAAAAAGGTGTATTCTCTTATAATGTCATATTCAAAGAATATCTTGATTGGGTAAACAGAGTAGGCTCTGAATATTACAAACTTGAAGTAAAGAAGTGGGGTGAAAGTCCTTCAAATAGAAACAGTCTATTGAATACAGACTGGGAATTGACAGGTATAAATTATATAACTTCCAGCGATTCTGCTACAAATTGGTCAAATGCAAAGTCCTACACAAAAGGAAAATTGATTAAATTTGAAAGAAAAGTTTATAAATCTATAGTAGATAACAATATAAATCATCTACCTACTGAGGATAGTTCAGAGTGGTGGGAGTTGGTTTCTGTCCAAGCAAAAACATATAATGCAGGTGATACTGTATATGATGGATATTCTAATTTCTTCCAATTTAAAGTTCCTGATGGAAAATCTATAAAAGTAACCATTAGTGAAGATAGTTCTAGAAGCGACAAACTTTTAAATACACCATTTACTGGTTTCTATGAAAACTATCCTCATGAAGGTGGACGATATGATAGTATATTTAGAATATCGAAATGGATAGAAAGAAAGATTGAATTAATGGATTCCCAAATGGGATATAATGTTTAATATATAAAATTTAGAAAAATATGAAATGTTTAATAACAAAACTGAATGGTTCGGTGAATGCAAGCCTTCCTATGTTAGGAATGTATAGTGTATTAGCTAAGGCAACTTCTGCTAATTCTCATTTTTACATCAAGGTAAAAGCAGGACAAAGTGTAAGGGTGAAATCTGAAATAACATTTGATGCTAAGTCAGGAAATGATAATGGTCCAACGACAACATTAGCTTCTGGCGTAAGTGATTATACTTTTACGAATAATGGTGCCACCAGTAATTTCTATGTATCTTGCCCTAACAATGGAAAGGAGAACCTGTATTATGTTTCTAAAAGTAACACATCTATATTGGCAAATATAAGTAATTCTTCAAAAGAATTAAATATTGAACTAAATGTTTTATCAAGTACACTAAACTTCAATAATGATTTGCAGGAGTTAAAGATTAACCAAATCAATGGAGATATTTCAGAAATTGATTGTGCTAATTTAAAAACTTTACGTGTTACTAAGTCTGAGGGTAATTTTCCAATTGAATTGCTTCGTAATTTGTCAACACTTGTAATCTACGGAGCAGGAAACGAAGCAGAATTGAATATTTCAAATCTATCTGGAGAATATGGCTCTAAACTTACAATATTCCAGTTATACAATACTCCAAATATAACTGGAGATATTCTCGAATGGGCAAAACGTATGCAGCAAGCAGGTAGAACATCTGGAACACTAACAGTACAAGGAGTTGGTTCAAAAGCAACTATTGGAAGTTATTCTTGGGGAGAGAAAGACAAAATTATCACCTTCTCAGAGTCAGGTTGTACTGTTACCGATAAGAACTAGAGAGTGTAGATGAGCATAACTTGGTGTATGAGGAGCCAAAGTATGGGGAGTAAACCATATAGATTAAGAAAAGGGTGAGTTAAAAGATTCACCCTTTTCTTTTGCAGCAAGCCTGCACCAACCCACCTAGCAAATAGCAAGCCTCCTCCCCATACATATTTATCAAAAAATGTTCAGAAATATGCTGAACCACATGCAGCATTTCGTGGCTGAGGCTATTCATGTATTCTGCCTTTGAAGTAGCCCACCCAATCACAACCACCGTTTTTCTTATATCAACATTAGAATAGGTTATCCCTTTATTCGCTTCACCTTCGAGCACGAGATTACAGGCATCTTCGAGAGGAATGCCGCTGCATCCCAAATCCCGAAGATACCTTCTAACCTTCATGGCATCCTTAGAATGAACATCACACATCACATGTACCGTCCAGTCATACCTTTCCAAGTAAATCTCCTGCTCAGTCATTCAACTAATCAATAATCACTAATAATTAATCACTAAAGAATTTCTTCCCAAGGAATGCCCACACCATTAAACGATGTATCAGCATAGAACCTATTGAAAATGAAACCATCCTGCTGATCCTCATCATCCACGTAGTCCTTAATGAACTGAGCCATCTGCTTCTCCTCCGTGATAGACGAGCCATAGAAATCAGCCAAGCACATGTGTGCGATGTAAACCGCATCATAGCCCACATTGTTCTCCAGCACGATATTGTTCTTCTTCAAGATGTCCTCAATATCATCCTTGCTCATCATGCGGATAGGCTTACCGTTCTTCCGCATCTGCTTCACTGCCCACTCGCACATTTTCTTATTGAAGTGCCAGCCGTTGTATCTCAGGTAAGCCCTCATTTCTTCCGGCTGATAATCGTAGGCGTTCAAAGATTGTCTGTATTTTGTTCCCATAATCTCAATCAATTTAAGAAAGGGGTATGCCCACTTTTGAGCACACCCCAAACTAGTTAGTAATCTTCTCCGTAATCACTTCTGTAATCACGTCCACGGTCTTCACGTTGGCGCATGTCGTCGTACTCCTCATGCTCTCGCATACCACTTCTGCCTCCACGACCTCTATAATCGGGCATGCGGTTGCGCTCGCCGTATCGGTCACGTCTGCCATCACGCTTCATTTCGCCCAGGCAGTTCATTGCCTTATCCAAGTAGCGCAAGCCCTTCTCCACGTTCTCATACAAGCCATCAAACTTGTCTTCTGTAATCTCAATCATTACCATAATATCATAAGATTTTAAAAGTGAATAGATAGGGTAGGAGATTACTTGCTTGCCACCTGTTCGAGCAATCCCATCATCCTGTCAAGCTTGCCCTCCATGCCAGAAACCTTGCCTTCCAGCTTGGAAATCTTCTCTGCCTGTTCCTTCTCCTTGGCTATCTGGGGGTTGAGCTGCAGTAGCATTCCCTCACAAGAATCAACGACCCTCTTGTGGTAATCTACGCTCTCCAGTATCGCCTTGGATTGTCTCAGCATCGTATCGACCTCCGCACTCATGGCTTCCTTGTTGTCGCTCACAACAAGATTCTTGTCGTTCGCTATCTGTCCGTTGGCAGGTAGCTGCTTGAAATCCACCTCCTCATCGTTCAGCTTCACCTTCACATCAACCACAGTTTCCATAGGCTGAGGCGTGAAGCCGTTGTTAAAGGTAGGGTATTTCGTCTGAGGGTTGCTCACCGAAACAACCTGACCGATCTTCAAGTTCGGGTTCTCGCCCTTGTCGAGCACATAGAATAAAGAATTTGTTCGTAGTCCTTGAAACATAATGTAATCTCCTATTATCTATTCTGTTGTTAAACAATACCCGTCATAAGTTGAAGGGTGTTAGTGTCTCTCTCAAACCAGAGCTGGACCACTCCAGTTCCCGGCACGTCTGCAACCGTCAAAGCATCACCGTTGAATTTGGTTACAGCTTGGGTTGCGCCGTTGGTCTCGAAAAGGATAGGCAGCGTACCAGTCGTTCCAGTCGGAATAGCCTGCATCAGATTCACGAAAATCGTTCCCCTGTAGTTGGCATTCACGAAGGCGTGGTTTTTAAAGGTGAACACCACATTGGCAGTATTCACCTTCACGCCTGTAGAAGCGATAGCCGCCGAACCGTTACGATTCACCCAAGTAAAAGGTCTTAACCATAACATAGCAGCCTCCTTTCTTTAACCCCAGAATCCTGCACCGTTGGCAGCATTCAGTCCATACAGACCAGCCTGATAAGCCACGCAGTTAGGAACCGCAGTGAAAGGGCTGTAAGGAGTAGTCACCGTCTCAGGCAACTTGCACTTGATGCTAGCCACCTCGTTCTGCAAGCCAGCCAATACCGCATTGATAGGAGCCACCGCCTGACCAACAATCTGTGAAGTCATAGCAGAAGACTTGAAGGTACTGTTCTCCTCACGCAGAGAATCAATCTTGTTCTGCATCTCACGCATCTCCTGCTGCTTCTGTCCGTTGACGATGGTAAGAGTGCTTTCCTTGATGGCATTTTTTAACTCGCAAGACTGGTCCTTGGTAGCATAGGCAAGGGAAGAAGCCGCACGCTCCTGACCTACTGCCACGTTGTTGATGGCATTCTGCAAGGTGCCAGTCTGCTGACAGATAGCCAATCGGTTCTCGCAGCAGCAGTTAGCAATCTGCTGAGCAATCTGCATGTTACCCTGCTGCAAAGCATTGATGGTCTGCATACCGCTCATACCCACCTGATTACCCACGTTCTGAACCTGAGAAGTCAAGGCAGAAATGGCATTCTGAATCTGACCTTCAGTACAGTTGAGCTGAGTAGCGAGATTACTGAGAGCGTTACGATTACCGCCGATGGCATCCATCAAGAGGCTACGACCGTAGTCGTTGTTAATCTCGTTAGCGATACCGCCACGACCGTTGCCGCCGAAGCCGCCCCAGCCATTGCCGCCCCAACCCATAAGGAAGAAGAGGAAGATAACCCACATAAACCAGCCGCCTTCACCGCACATTCCGTTGTTACCCTTCATGGCGAGAAGCACGTTTGGATCAACACCCTGCTTCTGGAGCAGAGGACCAAGGAGTCCAAGCATTCCGTTTGAACCTCCGTTTTGGTTTTCACCAAAGATGTATGTCTTAGATTCTGACATAATAAAATAGTTTATCCGTTTCGTCCACTATTGAACTTGGTGCAAAGTTACAAAGAAGTTGATACCCTGCCTAACTATGCTCAAAATAAAAAATTCGCCCTCCAAGCCACTGTTCCTCAGCATTTTATGCTGAGTCATTTCCTACTCATTTATTTAGTAAAAGTCTAAACAACGCAAAAAGTATAAAATCCCAACACCATTTCCCGAAAAAATCCCTACTTTTGCACTTAAAAACAAAAGATTTAGTATGAAGAAGATTTTATTATTGATAATTAGTGCTATATTCTCGCTAAATGGATTTTCACAAGATTCTGTTTTGGGGATAAAGTTTGGTGATACATATTCTTCCGTTAAAGGTGCGCTTGAAGATAGATATGGAGAGTTTAACGTACTGGAAGATGGTGACGGATTGCAGGTTTATGACATAAATATAGGTGCCTATACCTTTAATGCAGGTCTTTTTGATTTTCAGTACAGTCAGGGATATTCTTATTTCTACTATGCAGAATTTCAAAAGAACTTCTCGGTGAATGAATCTTCAAATGCTAAAAACTTTAGAGAGCAGTTGAGATTTACGCTTATTAAGAAGTATCATTTTTGTTATCAATGGCAAAACGATCAAGGCTATAAATGCTATTCTTTTTCAACAGTTCAAGACAATGTTGTAGATTCACCAGATGTTACTTTATTAACAAGGAAATCAAAAAGTAAAGGCGGAAAGTATTATATATATGTTACATTATATTATGGACCACATTATTTTGTTGATGAATCAAGTGATTTCTAAATAAAAAAGGAGTGAGCCTTGTACCCACTCCTTTCTCTATATATTAATTCAACTTATCCAAATCATCCACCGCTTCCATCATGATTCTGTCAATATTCTGATTGGCAAAATTAATGGATTCCGTATCAGAAGATTTATCCCTCATCTTCTTCCACTGCTTCATCTGCTTCTCAGCCAGTTCAATCACCCTAACCTTGGCAGCATCCTTGGAGTTCTGGAATCTGTAGTAATCAGAATAATTACTGATTCTCTTCTCAATCGGAACGTTCTTCGATTTCAGTCTATCCACGTTCGCAATCATCTTCTCCATTTCGTCCTTGTAGTTATACCACTTGCTCTTGGTTCGCTGCAAACTGCTCTGCTCGCTTGGCGTGTAAAGCAACGAACGGAGGAAAGGAATATCCTTGGTTTCCGTATCTTTGCCATGCTTCACAACACCAATGGCACGCTCGGTAAAGGTAGCAGCACCACCGCCAAGACCACCGATATAATGATTCAGCATGCTCGGATTCGTCACCATATCCAGGAAACTGTTGCCAAGCATATCCTCATTACCCTTGGCAACCTCATTCGTCTGCGCATTCACAAACTTATTCAAAGCCATATAGCCGTCAGGCGTACCCTTGTAAGCCCTCTGCCAAGCAGGAACATCTTCATTCCAGTCGCCACGTCTTTCAATCGGCGCACCCTTCCAATCGGTATTTAACTCCCATTCCACGAAAGGAGATAGGGCAGAAGGGGCAATCGCCTTGATCGTCTCGTTCAATGGCTCCTTGCCAGCCGAAGAGTTACCCAGATAGTCCATCACCGGCACAAGCTGCGACATGCAGCCCATGGCATCAAAGTAAGGATTCTTCTGTCCGCTCACGTTAGGCGAGAAAGTCAAGCCAGCCGCCAAGTCACCCAAGCCATAGAACGCTCTAAGCTCGATGGCAAGCGGAATCGTTACAAACTCACCCTTACCCTTATAGATACAGAGGTTGTTTCTTCTCACGTAGTCAGGCAACTCGCCGTATGGGTCCTTCACTCCCTTTCTGTCCTTCTCGTCCTCACTAGCAATCAGCACGTTGTTACCAAGTGCAGCCAGCGCACCAAGGGCAAAAGGAATGGCAAGCATGTTGATAGAAGTACCCACAGGATGATTCTTCAAGTTCTTCACAAGCAGGTTCGTACTCTGAATACCGGCATTAAAGAACATAGAACAGTGTCTCAGATAGCTAGCCGTAAAACCATACACCCATCTTTCGGCAGCCTTGGCACCAGTCATTTCACCATTCTTGAAACTGCTGATAGCATCACCGCTACCATGGCGATTGAAGTTGGTAGATACCTCCTTCGCATCATACACCGAACGGATGATAGAGCGGTTACTGTCACGACTCGTACAGTAGGTAGCGAATCGGGCGATATTCTCAGCCACCTCGTTCACATTCTCTAGATTACCGAAGAAGAAGTCACGCAAGGCAGCACCGCCCTTGCCAAGCTTGCTGCGCTCAGTACTAACGTCCTTCTTATACTCCTTGGTCCAGTCATTCATGTTTTTAATCTGAACCCAGCCAGTTTCGCCGCCGTTCTCCATGAACTCCTTGAAATATCGCTCAACCTTGTTGCTCATATCAAGCGTACCGTTGCGATACTTGGCAAACAATCCCAAGCCTGTAGAACCGCTGAAATCCTTCAAGCTGATGTTCGATGCACCCTTATACAAGCCCAACTGCGCATAGTACTTCGCCCACAGAGCACCATATCTAGCACCCTCCTTGGAAGTCACGTTGCTCGATGCAAACTCTGCATCACGCATAATGTTTCGCATCACGAACTCAGGGTTATAAGATGTACACAACTGTGCCATCATTCTTGAGATAGAACTCAATGGCTTCATGATACCCTTGGCACCCGAGTTCTCCAGCAACCCATTCAACGCCTGCGCCGCTCTAGGATTTCCGTTGATAATGAACGCATGGGTCCTTCCGGCAATCTTCACGTCCACGATGTGCTGCGATTTGTTCTCCGCTCTCTGGAACTTATAACCAATACTGCCTCTGCGGTAAACCTTCGATGCCAAGTTCTGCAACGCCTTCGCCTTCATGTCCTTGTTGAAATCAGAAACAATCTGGTTGATTTCGTCAGCAGTAGCATCCTCAGGAATATCAGGATAACGCTCATATACGATACCAGTCATAGGGTCCTTCTCATACCATACACTCGTTTCAGTAATCAGATTATTGTTTGAATTATTTCGCGCGAATCTCGCAAACGCCTGTCTGATGGCATTCATACCGCCGTTCTTGATAGCCCTGTTGCCCATCGCACCAATCTGCGCAAGTACGTTCGTCTCACTCAGATATTTGTGTCCTCTCGCTCTCATGATCGTGCTTCCGATGTAGCTCTTAGGGTCGCCCACCTCCGTGATATAACCATACACATCTTCCGCCGTAGCCTCATCATACTTTCTCAAAGGCACATACCAGTTGAACATATTAGACACATGACCGTAGAGTTCGCTGCTGATGATACCATTCTTATAGTCGCTGTCAATAGAATACTGGGTAGCAGCCTTCACCTTATCCCAATAGTCCTTAACAGACCCCTTCTTGATACCCTCCATCTTCGCTTCTGAATCCATCACACTCTGAATAGCCTCAGCATCATCGTAAGGGTCAGAAGATTTCGCTACCTCCTGAATAGCGTGAATACCCGAATAGTCATGCTCGCCAGCCTCAAAGTCAGCATCAAAATAATTTCTGATGTTCTCGTCCATCTGTCTGTAGTACTCCTTCAGGTCGATATTGCCAGCCCTCAGCTCATTGTCCAGATACTCCTTATCGTTATACCAACTCTGCTCCAGCGTGTCGGCATCCTGCTTCTTCTTCTCGTCCCTTCTCATCTTCTTCAGGAAGTCACGAACAAAGAATACTCTGTTTCGCTCCAAGCCATGCTTGGTAATCATGTAGAGATTGAAGCTTCTTATCTTCTCATCATCCTTCTTTCCGTCAAAGGAATCCAGCACGTCAGCCATCGCCTTATCCAGAGGCTTCATCACGTTGCGCTCAAACATCTGAGCCGCATCGCTCATCGCACCCTGCATGGTGTTCTGCAGTATATAAGGATTCTCCGAAGAAGCAATATCCTCAATCTTCTTGTCTGGCACAATCGCATTCATCAATTTCTTCAATGAAAGCATATTGTCCATATAGCTCTCGGTGAACATATAGCCGTGCTCGTCCAGCGAACGGTGGTATCTGTCAAGTGCCGTAGCAGCAGATGGGGTAGTGCGGAGGTGAATCTCACCATCTGTAGCCTCATTCCACTCAGCCTTGGTAAGATTATCCATGCTTCTAGCCTTTCCGTCGTTGCCATAGAACATGCCATCATGCGCCATGACAGCAGGCATACGGTCATGGTCGAGACGGTATTTCACCGCCTCGGCTCTCATTTTCAAATAAGGATCATTCTGATTCTTCTGCAAGTTCTTGCTCAACCAGAGCAAGTACTTCACATCTTTAGTATTAGGAGCAATACGATAACCGATTTCATGAAGGAAATCAGATACCTTATTCTTGATACCATTCCAGAAGCCCGGTTCACCCTTGCCATCCTCGGCGAGTCGGGCGATACCTTCCTCAATGGCATCGTAGATATTCAGAGGATTGTACTTTCTCTCCTCATCCACCAGCTTCTTCAAAGCTGCATTCTCAGGCTTATCCAAGTCATACCACACATCACGAAGGAACTTGTCGAATCGTTTATCACCAAACAATTCTCTCATGCCCTTGTGTCCAACCACCTCATGCCAGATAGTCTTCTCGGCAGTATATCTATCGTGGATATTAGGCATGTAAAGATGCACCTCGCCAGTCTTCTCATCATACCAGCCAGTAATCTTTCTGCCATCCTCAATAGCAGCCCTAGCCGCCTTGTTGGTGATTTCATCAACCGATGAAACCATCTTCACCTTGCCGCCAGTCTTCTGAGCCACCTTCTCCACATGGCTCTCAACCGATGAAGCAGGATAGTTACCATCACCGTGGTCCGTGCGGAACTTGGTGCCGCCGTCCTTGCCCCATACCTTGAAGGCATCCTTTGTCATTTTCACGTCAACGAACTTAGCCTGAGGGAACTCCTGTTCCAGTTCAGCCATCTGCTGCAAGAACTTCTCCTTGGTTTCAGGAGCCTGTCTTCCCGATTCAACGGTAGTGATAGGAACGCCCAGCTTAGCCAACTCCCTAACCTGATTAGGAGTAACCACATTCCAAGGGATAGCCAAGCCTGTACCCTTCAACTGCTCTGCGATACTCTCAGCCACCTCTGAATCAGGAACCACTCTCACCGCCTTTCTCCAGCGTGAAAGCATCACCTGTCTCTGTCTGTCCTTCGGAAGAAGACTGTTCACGGAACCAGAGTGCCATGGCACAAGACCCACGGCATCCTTAGCACCTTCAGCGTGATAGCCGCTAGTCTTCTCGCTTTCAGGAATCTCCCATTCCACAACCTTGATGTTGCCTCTAGCGTAAGCACCGGTAAACTGGTCGTTCATCATAGAAGTAGAAGTGTGCATATAGGGATTGTAGGCAGCAGGCACATCGCCCTCGCCAACACCCTTATTCTTGTCAGTCTTCACAAGGGTAAACTTGCCGTTCTTTACAAGGTCTGGTCGCTCGTCTGCGCCCATCCAAGCCCCAATCTCTGTTGCATCGGTACGCTTTCCGTCAATGATAGCAGCCATAGGGGAGTAGAGCTTACCATCCACCTCCTGCATTCCGCTATACATTCTGAAAGTCTTCTCCTTGTTGAGGCGGTCCAGCTCGTCCTTGTCTGTAACCTTATAGGCAAAGCCCTCGCCTTCAATCTCATTCATGGAAATATCATCAATGGTTTCATTGAAATCATCCATGATGTCGTTGATAGCCTTATCCATCTTATCCTTATCAGAAACCTCAAAGAGTTTTTTGATAGCATCCTTAACTCTTTGCAAGATAGAACGGTCGCCTTTTCTTGCAAATTCATGTGCGGCATTCAAAACTTTATCCCAGATAGACAGGTCCATCGCCTTTCTCTGTCTGGAGTCTGCCATCTGAGCAGTCAACTCGTAAGCATCAGTCAGACCATAAGGTTCTTCCTTGAAGCGTTCCTTATCATTCTTTACCCTATCATAGATTTCGAGGATTGTCTTAACACCCTCTATCTGCTTAGGAGTTAGCACGCCCTCAGCCTTACCTTTCTTAACGAGATTGATAGCACCCATTGTAGCCTCATGAATCATTTCATGCAGAATAACAGTAGGTGCGGCGTAGTCTGGAGCCTTGGTTTTTGTCAGACCATCAATATACAAATCAATGTTTCTATAGATGTCTGCTGCACCAGATCTCTTTTTGGAACTCTCTTCGCTAACCTTGAAAGTAACGCCGAGACGTTTGTTTATATCGAGAACTCTCTGGAAGAGTTCAGCCTTTGCTTTATCTCTATTTGTTTCTTTAAATATTCGTTCAGCGGCTTCAAGTGTGAACGTTCCTCCTGGTTGCAATCCCCAAGTCTCTCTGAGATTCTTTGCTCTAGCGTCTCTATAGGCAAGTTCTCTGTCAGCGACGGCGAGAATGGTCTTATAATATTGGAGTAGATAAGAGCCTCTATTTCCCTTACCGTCATTCTTACCACCAAGATGTCCTCCGATGGACTGTCCTGATAACTTTTCGACTTTTCTTTCATAATCATTCTTGTAGTATTCTATAACGCTTCTGCCAAGATTAGAAAATTCATCAACAGCATAGTCTGCATCATTAATAAGTCTAGACTTATCTGTGTCTTCTGCATGTTCTACAATGTCTTCAATGGCAGAATCAAACTTCTTTTCAATCTGCGAAGATACATCTTTATCTACATCTTCGGGAATGATTCTACTATTCTTAACATCTTTTGTATCTGTTTTAGAATACTGCAAGCCTCGGTCCTCATGGAAGTGGGTGCCTTCATCCTCAGAAGTCTTGCGCTCCTCCTGCACCTTCACGCCCATCTTCGAGAGTCTATCCAGTACTGGCTTCAACTGCTCAGGCTTGAACTCAGCAAGCATATTGTTACCTCTGGTCTCGAAATTATGCCCATCAACCATTTCCAGCAGTTCCTTATCAGTAAAGTACTTGCCGCCCTTCGCCTTGCTCTTTGGTACACGAAGCTCGTAGAAGTTGCCACGATTGTTGTCTATGCGCTTCACCTTTACTTCACCATCCGATGAAGTAACCTCGTCAATACCGCCACGCCAAGATGAAAGCTCAAACTTCTCTGCTACGCTGTTGATAGGTGCATCCGTAGTCAAGCCCTTAGGGTCGAATCGGTCTGGCATCAAGATACCAGTCTTTACCTCGCCAGTATCAGTAGTATATTTCACCAGCTGACCGCCCAAGCCCTGATCCTTACTGTCAACCAAAGCCTGCATCAGGTTACCGGTCACGATATAGCCATCCTTGCGGCTCTCGTTGCTAGTCAGCCTATCCCAACTGTCAAAGTCTTGGCTCAGCACCTTGATATGCTTATCTTCCATGCCAGCAGCTCGCTTAGTCATGTTGTCGATGGCACTGATAACATCAGCCTTGTTGTCACCAGCACCCACCTTGCCAGCGATAGGGAAGGTAATCTTTCGTCTTCCATCCAAGGTAGCGAAAGAAACCGTAGAGGCGTTAGGCGAGAAGTTATCCGTAATCTTAATGTCAATAAGTCTTCCGTAACTGTTGCCGAATCCGCTCAGTTCGTTAGGCTTATTCATGTCCGTAGGCAGAACAAAAGCATTGTTGGTGTCGAAGGTATCAAGCACACGATTGAACATTTCAGCCTTGGCATTCAGGTTCTTAATCACATCGTTCAGCTTATCCTTCTCCTGATTGTAGATAGTATCATACTGGAATCCTGCATTCTTCACAATCTGCTCATCAGTCATGCCCGATTTATCCTGTCCCTTCTTGCCGTCTTTGATATACTTCTCCTTAGCCTTGGTAGCAGCCTTCACCGCACGCTCCTCATACTTTTGGGTATCGTCCGCAATCTTCTTGTCGAAGTATTCCTTCACGGCAGCCTTCTTCTCGGTCTTGTATTCCTCCCAAGTCTTGCCGCCAGTCAAGCCTTCCTGCGAAGCCTTTACCTCAGCAGCCTTCATAGGTTTCTTCAAGATAGCCATGTTCACCTTTTCTATATAGGTGTTATCGGCAAAGGCGTTGTCGCCGCCCGGCTCAGAACCCTGCTTCCAAACCTCCTTACGGATAGTCTTAGCCTTCAGTGGCAGCTCGGTAATCTCCAAGTCATTCTCACCCATTTCGTTGAGACGCTGAATCTCGTTGGCGTAAAGCTCGCCAATTTCCTGCAACATCTTCTCCTGCTCAGCAACCTTCAGCAATGCCATACGTCCAAGCAACTTGCTTGCATCGGCACCAGCCTCACCATCGCCAACACTTCCGCCACTTGCCACAAGGCTCTGCGGGTCGATTCTGGACAAATCATCGCCGTAGCTATTTTCCCATCCGAATGGGTCTGCCATTCTGGAATAAAGGTCAAGATGCTCTGCCATATACTCACGAACCACCCTGTCACCATACTTGTTGGTAATATCGGCAACGTCCATTTCGTTGAACTTGCTCTTCTGTGAAGAAGTAGTATTGGCATCAAGTGACTTCAACTTAGCCTTGAACATCATCAGCAATCGCTGCTCGGCAGGAATCAGGGAAACCACATACTCGTATGCTGCTCTTAATACCTGTCCTGTTCGATCGACACGTCCACGCATCTGAACCTCATCATTCACGTCAAGCTGCTGCTGAGCCACAATCATCACACGCTTTCTCTGGTCCTTATACTTGCTCGAAGCATGAAGAGAGATACCAGTGGCAGCACTCTTATTCAGAATAAGCGCATCAATCTGACCGTCATTAAACTCTCTTGCCAGTTTCTTCTTGTCGGTATCAGTACGCTTCACCTTGGTAACAGTTCCGTTTTCGTTATACACGAGCTCAGTCTGTCTTCCGGTCAACTCGCCAACCTTATAGCCTGCCTTCTGCAACTCGTTCTTGATAACATCAATAGGAGAGAGAGAAAGACCTGTACTTGTCTGCTCAATCTTCTTCTCCAATTCGTGATAAGCCTCAACAGCCTCTTCGCCCAAATCTTCAAGCTTGAAATAACCGCTTTCGCTATTGTCCTTGGCATCCTTCTGAGTATAGCGAAGTGTACCCTCCAGACCCTTCTTCAAGGAAGTACCCAAGTCTGGTGCGTCCATTTCCTCGCCAAGTGCAAGGTTGCCAGTCTGCGATTCATTGGTATTGTTCAACGCAATAACAGGCTTCATGCCCTGCTTCAAATAGTCGATGGCACGCTCTGCTGCAGATTTGGCTTTCAGCGAGAGAAGAACCTGCTGAACGGTATTGAACGCCTTGCTTGCGAAAGGCTGATTCTTGATACCTAAAGATTCTGTACCCTTCTTGATATCCATAGTAGATTGGATGTCTGCCAATTCAATATTACGCTCATCAACGTAACTTGAAACATATTTCTTTTGGAAATTGATAATATCATTAAACAAACCGATGATACTGTCATACTGCTCTCGCTGCTCCTGCACTCTCTCAGGATCATCAATCGCCTTCCAGTCGATGGTTACGCCAGTCATATCTCGCTCACGGCGAATCATCTGACCGCATTGTGTCAATGTCTGGCTCATGATTTCCTGCAAGGTAGCACCACCACGCTTCACCGCATCAATCAAGTCGGATGCTTTCATACCGCCCTCGTTCATGGCAGTACGCAAAGCGTAGATAGGCATATTGTCTGGTCTCTTGGCAAAGGTAGCCGAGAAGAAGGTAACATTCTTAGCCTTCTGAATAATGTGTTGGAAATAGTTTCCCTGACCGCTATTGCCACCAGCCGTGTGGCTTTCGTCAAGGATAAGATAAGCGTTACCCATCAGTTTCTCAATGGCATCACGTCTTTTCTGTCCGCTCAGAGCAGCAGCACCGAATGATTTACCCTTTGCAAGCTTTCTCTCCTTGCGGTTGCCGTCCTCATCAAACTCATATACGCCATTGCTTACTTGGCTGTAAGTAGTCAATACATAGTCGTATTCATCTGGCAGCTTACCGTTCTTTTCAATGTAGTCAAGCACACGCTTCACCTCGCTCTTCGATGGCAAATCAAATACCACGTTACCCTCCGAGTCTGTAATGGTAGCTTCCTTGGCACTACCGAATACAAATGGTCTTAGGTCTGGGCTACCAATATCCACCAAGTCACGATAAACATCACTCAGCAATCCTGCTGTCTTGGTGAAATACACCGGTACCTGCCCCTGCTTCTTGGCGTATCTGATAAGCGAAGCAGCCTGTCTTCCCTTACCGATACCGGTCATGTCGCCGATAATAAAGGCGTTGCCTTTCTTAGCCTGCTGCAAGGCAAGGGCTACAGAATCAACCTGCTCTGCGGCAAGATGAGAATACAAATCATCCTTATCATTATAGCCCAGTTCATCAACAAGAAACTGGTCGGCATCGCCCAACTTTTCAAGATTCTTGTTTACCGCCTCCTGCTGGTCGGCAGGCATCACCGCCTTCAAAGTGAATGGGTTTCCACTCTTTGGCGCATAGGCAACCTTCTCAGTACTTAGTCCACGTACGGATTTGTCCACCCGCTGTAATTGTCCCCGTGGTCCGCTTCCGCTCCCGGTGCTGGCAGGTTCATCAGAACTTGGCTGAGTGTCATTCCCTCCAGCTCCTCCTGATCCAGATACTCGTCCGTCATTGGCTCCAGCGGTTGGTTCTTTGCTTGGAGTAGGCTCTGCCCCTGTTCCGTCTGTTCTACTATCTCCATCAGGAAGTTCTCCATCTTTTCCTGGCTCGGTTCCTCGTTGATTGTCCAAGTCATCATGGGTTCCTGATACGGAAGATGTGTCAGATACGTCAGCCCCTCGCTTACCATCTGGTTCGCTTCCTCCTCGTTCTCTTGCTCGTACTCCCTCTTCATGAGCACCAGCAGCCCCTTGTTTATCAGGTCCTGCGTTAACTTTTCCTCCTTCTTCTCCGATGGAAGAATCCATCCGTTCACCTCGTAGTATATCATCTTCAATTCGTTTATAAAGTTCGTCATAATCTTCCACGGTCTCGGCTCTAGCCTTATCCTTTACTGGTGGAAAGGCATTCTCGTTCAAGCGTCTTCCGTTTATCAAAATAATACGTGTTGGGTAGCTGGTTCCCTGCTTGGCGTAGAGACTACCATCCACATTAATCACGTCCTCCACATTATAGTGGCTATAGAGATAACCAAGGAAAGCCTTATCCTTCGGATTCAGACTTCCGTTCTTGGCGTATTCCGTCTTGCCGCCGATGATAATGGCAGCACGACCATCGTCCTTCATGCTCTCCAAGGCATTGATAGCCATCTGTCCTTCAAGAGAAGAAATCTTGTAGCCGTCATACTCCTTAGGTGTAGCACTACCGAATGGTGGATTTGTTACCACCACGTCAACGTCCTTGTCTGCAAAAGGCTGGGTTCCGTCCTGGCTGGTCACATTCTTGAAGCCCTGTCTTCTCAGGTTCGCCAATCGCTGGGCATCAATATCGTTCACATGCACCTTATCCATAGGCAAGCCGATGGTAAGCATGCCGTTGCCGGCACTAGGCTCCAGAGCACTCTCAATCACCTTGCCGTTGCCCTTCACATACATATCCGCAAGGAAAGCGTAAGGGGCAGGGGTAGAGTACTGCTGCTTCATCACTCGCTCAGAATCACGCTGGTTGAGGCTAGGCTGATTCTCATAGAGCGTCTTGATGCGTTCAAACTTCACGGCATCATTGGTTGATTCAGAAGAAGCGATACCTCTTGCTCGATTAACAATAGCAGTCTCAGCAAGCTCCTGAAGATCTGTGTCCTTAATATCCTTCAAACCAACTCTCTCAGCTATCTTTCTCAGCTCAACAATACCGTTAAACTTATGCTTGAAACCCAACTTTATGTTCACGGCATCAATAAACTTTTTCTCAGCCTGCTTTCTTTCCTCGGCACTCTTGGAGTCACCCACCAGATTCTCCTGATGCTTAGGTGAAGTTTTCTCGTAGTAGTCAGCCCATTCCTTCAAGCTCATACGCTGTTCGCCGTCACGATAGCGGATATTCATCATCTGCTCATAGATAGCATCCACGTCTTCCTTCTTGAAAACCTTGGCAGCAGGCGCAAACTCCTTGCGCATTTCCTTCACCACGTCTTCAAGATTGTGCATGCCTCTCTTGATTCTCAGATAAGCATTTTCAGCCATGGCACCAACAAGCTTAGGCAACAACTCCAACTGCTTAGAGTTAAGACCAATGAATGAGGCAGACAATTCATCCTTGCCGGCATTCATGAGTTCTTTCCAAAGGTCATTGACCTTCTTGTTGGAAACAGCCACTGCTGCATCGTCCGCCGTCTTTACGTCATTCTTCACCTCATTATTCTGAGGCTTATTTTCGTTTCTCACGATGGAACTATCAGTTTCACCCGATGAAACACTTTGTTCCTCGGCTGGAACAGATTCGTTAGTCTTAACCTTGTCTCTGGTCTTAACAAAGATGCTTTCGTAGATGGCACGGTGCAAATCGTCTATCACCTCTCCGTTCAGATAGTCTAGAGCCATACCCTTCACCACATCATCAACGTCAGCCTTCATGATCTCCTCCTCGGTCAGAGGATGCTCCTTCTTAAACTCAGCGGCAGCCGCCTCAATCGGGTTAAACTTAGGGTCTGGCTTCTCTTCATTAGGAAGGAGTGGAAGACCGCCTTCATCATTCTTATCGTCAATATGCTCTACAACCTCATTCAAATCTCCATACTTCTTGCCATCAAACTCATAGTATGAACCGGTGTAATCGCCGTCCTTGTTTGGCTCATCCACTTTCATCACCTCCTTGTCACCATCAATCAGATACTTCTTCTTATAAATGGTGCCATACTTACCTTCAACCTCAAATTCCTCGTCAGTCTCGGTAATGCGCTTTATGAGTTCCTTGTTTACTAAGTCGTCTGGTTCTTCTCCTGTTTCTGCAGGTTCATTTCCTCCTGATGCTTCCTGTTGAGGTTTTTCATCGCCTGAAACATCATTGCCTCCTTCATTTTCTGAATGTCCTGTTCCATAATCTTGCCATTTCTTAAAGTCCAAAAATTCTTTTAATAACTCTTCCTTGGTAGGAGCAGCCTCAAAGATACTGCCCTCGCCAGTGTTCCTAGCGGCAGCAATGCGGTTGTACTCATCAAGCAAATCTCTGAAATCAGATACCTTGCCCTCCAAGGCTAAAGCCATCATCTGAGAGATAGAAGGGTAACGCTTAGCTGCATCCTCACCATACATGTCCGATGTTCTCAGCAGCGTATCAACCTTATTGCCACCCTGTCTTGCCTCATAGAGCAACTGGATAGCCTGATCTATCTCGTCACGAAGAGAGAACTCGCCCAGTTTCATGTTGTCCATCACCGAGCGGATAGCGTTGATAGCCTTATTCTTCACCGTAGAGTCGATGCCCAGCATTCTGATAGTCTCAGGCTTGAAGATGGAACCCAAGAGAAGGTTCTTCACGAACTCCCTGCCCTGTGCTGAAAGTCGCTCAGGGCTTTCCATCATCTGTGCCACCTCGTTCTGTCCGATGATGCCTTTGCTTACTAACGTCTTAATAAGGTCGTTTATTGCCTTGGAATTGTTAAAGAAAGCATCAAGAGAACCATTTCCATCAATCTCGGCAACGATAGCACCTATCTCGTCAGAAGTCAAGGTCTTAGACTTAGCCACCGCCTGCTCTGTGTTGCTCTGAGTCTTCTTCTCGTTGCGGTTGAACTTGGCGAAGGTAGCCGCATCGTATGGCAATCTCTCATCCGTAACCATTACCAGGCGAGGATGCTTGATACCGCTCTGCTCAATCTGCTCTCTGGTAAAGCCGAAGTTCTCGGCATTCTCCAGAAGGTCGTTGATGTATTCTCCGTCCGTGCCTTCCTTTGCCGCCTTCTGTCCTGCCATGGTTCTACCGTTGCCATCATAAACGATACCCTCGTCAGATACCACTGGCACCTGCTCGATAGCCATGCCATTATACTTTCTGGCAATCTGGTCGGTATTCTGCTGAGCCTCCTTATCGTGTTCATAGTCACGATCATTCACGGTTCTGCCCTCAGCATCGGTAGGGAAACCCTCTGATTTCTTATAGCCATTATTTACATCATGAGAAGGAGTAAGACTTTCAGCCGGAACAATCTCATAGTGCCCCTTAATCTTGGTTTCTCCGTCAGGCAGCATTCTTGTGCGCTTGTTTCCCACAAGTCGTGGCGCATTCGCAAACTTCTGTGCAGCCACACTGCCAGCTTCATGTGCGCCCTCTGTCTGTTCGGTACTACCCACAGTCTCGGCAACCTTCTTGGCAGTCATAGCCTTCTTGATATTCTGAGCGTGGTCCAACTGCTTCTTGGCAGCTTCAATGGTCTGGTTCTTCAAAGCCTCCTGCTCCATGATGTCGTTAGGCTCGGCGGTATAGTCCACCTTCATCTTCTCGGCATCCTTCAAAGCATTCTCAGCTTTCTTAATCTGTCCGTCCACCACCTTCTCAGCATTCTCTCCGAAATCCTCAGTAAGAATCTCCGCACTCTGCTCAGGAGTCATACTAGCATAGTCTGGCGTAGGTCTTCCCTTACTGTCCGTAGCCATAGGAACATCTGAACCATCTGCAAACTTTCTGCTAGGCTGAGGCTGCTCTTGTGGTACTAAGTCCTCATTTGTGGTATTATCTTTGCCCGAAGTGGTATCAACTTTTGTTAAAGTGGTATTATCTTTTGTTAAATCACCCTCTTTTGTGGTACTATCTTCCGATTTTGTGGTATTATCTTGTGGTGCCTCCTGCTCTTGCTGCGCCTTGGCAGCATCCTGCATCGCCTGCTCCTGTGCCGCCTGATTGTAAGGCTCAGAGTTCTTCATCTGCAATCTCTGACGATACTCAGCAGTAAACTGGTCGATAGGCTGATTCTGAAACAGAGTAACCTCATCTGCCTTCACGTAAACCAATTCCTTGGTATTAGGGTCCAGACAGACAAGCATATCACCGCTTCCTTCCTTCGCCTTGCCAGTAGTCTGGTCGAATGCAACATCACCAGAACCAACAAGAAGGGTTCTGCTGTTGCTGTCCTGTACATACAGAGCCTGCTCGCCGTCCATCTTCTGACCATTCAGCGTTCCGTGATAGCTCCAATCAGAAGTAAACTCCTTCACGTTTTCCTCGATGGCATCAGCAGTAGCCTGCTGCATACCCTGCACTCTAGCGTTCGCATTGATATATTGGGCAAGTGGGGTCAACTCTTCTTGGGTCAATCCATTCTGAATGAGTGCATCGTAAATCTGTGCCGGTGTCAAGCCCTGCTGGTGCAATTTCTCAAACACCTGCTTGAAAACATCGTTTCCTTCCATGGCAGCATCAAGAGCTTGCTCTGCGTTGCGAAGATTTCTCAATTCATCCAATACCACTTCGCCGTTCGGCTGCTCGGTACCAAGGTTATTATCCTCAGCCGCCGCCTTACCTTGGCTTGCAGACTGGTCTTCATGTGGTCTTCCGCTAGGGAAAAGTTCATCTTCCAGTGCTCGCTTCACACCATAGAAGATTTTATTCTCCTGGTCGGTACGCTTCATCGGGTCTTTCTGCATGATTTTGTCAATATTAACAATCATTTGTCCCTTATCGTTGAAAATCTCCTTCAATGAGTTCATAAAACCGCCAACAACCTGTGAGGTTCCTGATTTGAGATAGCCATACGAGCCGTTTTTATCCACATACTTCTCCCAGTCAAGATAGAGTGCGCTCTTCGGGTTGCGCAAGTCATTAATCAACTGAGCATTCTTCGGATCTGTAACATCCTTGCTTGTGTCATAGCCGTTATCACGGAGGAAGCCAAGTGCTAGTCTGGTAACATTTCCGTCCTCATCAGTCAGCTGCATATCCTTCATCTTGGAATAACCAATCAGCGAGAGCATATCATCGTTGTCACGATAAAGCTTCTGCTTGTAAAGGATAGCACGGCGTTCATCGGCATTCTTATAAGATGTACGTGTAAGCAGTGTTCCGTTCTTTGTGTATTCAAGAATCTGTTTGTTCTTCACGTCGTTCACGCTTCGGTAGCTTCTGCCCCTTGTGGTATTGAACAGTCCCATCGCTGCGTTCACCTTCTCCTTGGTGCTCTGAGAAACGTCTGGGTCGTTCATGAAATCCGTGTATGCCGTTTTGTATTTTGGATCTCTCGGGGCAGTCTTCGATGCACGGTCCACCTTCACGAAAGCATCCATCAGATTCTTGCCCGATGCAGAAGAAATCAATTCATTCTTCTCGTCAGGAGTCAGACGAATATCCACGGCGATAGAGGAGCCGTTGGCATTCTTTCCAATCACGAAATTACCACCGCTATTATGAGTAAGATGATGCAGAATGTTACCCATCTTCACGAAGTTGCTAGGCTCGCCAGCCTTGAAAGCACCAACCATTACCACGTCTTCCAGCCAAGTGCCGAAAGAAATATCCTTATCGCCAGTCACGTTGTCGGCAACCATCATGGTTCCAGCCTCAACGCCAAGACCAGCAGCCGTAGCACCAAGCTTCTGTGTGCCATGCAGCAATTTCTCGCCTGTGCTCTTCTCCAAACCAGTGATACCGAACTTTGATACCCAAGGAGCCATGATAGCACCCGATACTCCGAACATGGCACCAGTAACCGCACCGTGTCCTGCGCCTTTCAGACCAGCCTCACCGATAGCCTGCAAAGAAGTATCATCACCAGTTGAAGCCTGACTCAATGCGGCAGTAACACCCGAATATCCTGCAAGATTCAGCGAACTTGTAGCCGTTCTAGTGCCCAAGCCCGACATGATTTTCTGTGCGGTTGTCATGTTTGCCACCTTGAAAGCCATCTGCTGTGCGGTAAGTTTCTGAGCTGCCTTCATCACGCCAGCCTTCACCAGTCCGTTTGTCAGAACTCGGGTTCCTGCATTCACGGCAGCACTCGCACCTGCACCGATTACGGCGAGCGGACCAGAGTCAGCAGCCATATTGACGGCTGTAGAAGCGAATCTCGTACCGATTCCCGAGCGGTAGGTTTCATCCTTATGACCGGCAACCTTCTGAATCTCCGCATCACCATCAGCGATAGCGATACCTTCCTGCAATCTCTGTCTGGTATCTCTAGACATCACAGATGGAGCCACCACCATACCGATGATGGAGTTGCTGAGATTCTTGGCGATATAGTCAAGCGCACCGTGAGGCATGATTTCCTCCTGGTTGCGCATCGTCAAAGCCTTCTGAGCATAGTTCATAATCTCTGGAGTAACGTACTTGTCAACATATTCCTCCACACCCATATTCAATCTTTCGGCACTCTCGGCAATATGGCGCTGCATTCCCTTCTGCGAATAAATCTCGCCGATTTTCTTGCTGAGATTGTTCATCAGAACGTTCTGACGGTTCACCTGTTCCTGCGTCTGGGCATCACGGAAAGCCTGTTCCTTTACCGATTGAGGCGCATATATGCCGCCCATCTTGTCAAGGTTCTGCTGATACTGCTGACGTGTCAACTCCTGCGCCTCATTCATGGAAGAGTCAACAAGGTTGAGTAAATCATTACCCAAAATTCCTTGGGTCTTACCGTCATTCCTTACGAACTTGTTACCCTCAACCTCATACTGGGCGAATGCTCTAGCATCGTCCTCTCTCTGCTGCTTGGCTCTAGCCTGTCTAGCCTCTGGAGTAGAAAGCTGCTGCATCGTCTCGTTGAAGTTCTTGGCAGTAGGAGTTATTCTGCTTCTACTGATAGGGGTTGCTCTCTGCTGCTCCTGACGTGCAGACTGTTCCTGTGCTCTCTGCATGCGCGCGCGCATATTGCTAGCCTGAGCCTGCTGCATCGGGTTCATCTGGTCGCTACGCATGTGCATCAACTGCCAGTTCTTCATGTAGTCTGTACCCGAAGCAGTTGCCGTACTAGGCTGCTGAGGTTTATTCTGAGCCAGAGGCTTTGTCTGCTGATATTTTGGCTGCTTCAAAGGCTTTGTCTGCTGGTACTGCGCCGCCACCTCCTGCGCTCTCTGCTTCATAGTAAGAGGTTTCTGCTGCTGAGGCTTCGGATTTACTGCATGAAGTCCGAGTCGCTGCGCAAACTCCTCATACGATTTACTGGAAACAGCACCATCGGCGTGAAGCGCATCATAGAGCTGCTTTCTGTTATGATAGCCCTGCTTGCCAGGCGCATACACGAACTGTCTGAAATGTTCTCTCGTTCCTGTAACTGCGCCATCGGCTTTCAAGGCGTTATAAAGTTGGTCAAATTTATCTCCAGCCATATATTATATATTAATGTTTATAAACCAAGTTTCTTTGTATTCTTATAGCCGTTCTTCGGCTTCTGTGTAGGCTTGCCTCCGCCAGAACCCTTTGGAGCAGCTTTCTTCTGGGCAGCAGCTTTGGCAGCCGCCTTCTTCTGTGCAGTCTGCTTACCAATCTGGGTAGCAATAGAGTTGCCTCTTGTGGTATTCAATACCTTCTTGATACCACCCCTAGAGTAAACTTCCTGACTTGTAGTACTTGAAGAAGGCGTATCTATCTTATAGCCAAGTTCGGCTGCTCTTGCAATCCAGCTCTTTTCGTTCTTGAAATGCTCAGTCTGTCCAGTAACCGGATTGTAAAGAGGATAGTTGTTTGATGAACCGCCACCAGACTTTCCGCTACCAGACTTTCCACCGCCCGAACGTCCGCTGCCACGCTTGTTGATAGACTGCTGTCTAAGACCGTTGGAGATAGCCGCCTGCTGCTCTCTGAACTTGAACTGTCTTTCCCAGTTGTCCTGCTTCTGCTTATCCTGCTCCTGTTTATACTGAGCAGAAGCCGCATCCTTATCCCTGCGGTAGTCGAACTTATCCTTTGCAAGCTGCGCATTCTTGCCACGAAGCCCCATCAGGTACTCCTTATATACCTTGTCAGCCTGTGCCTTTCGGTTCTCCAGATCGAACTCCGCCTGCTTGTAAGCCGCATCAGAAGCCGCCGCCGCCTCTTTCTGTCTCTGCGCCTTTCGGTTCTGATACCCCTGTTCCATCATGGCAGTAGGGTCATTGAACTGCTGAAGAGGCGCACCCTTGGAAGTGTTCACGATGTTAGCCATGTGGCGTATGGCATCGGCAAATGCTGCGATATTCTCCCTGTTGGTAGTCATTCTGCGGTCATATTCGTCAGGAGTCTCGCCCTCCCTCATTCCCGGTCTGTTCTTGGGAATCAGCTTGCCGAGCCACCCGAAGAATCCGCCATCCCTCTGTGAAGGGTCCGCCTCAAACTCTGGAGCCTGCTTGCCCTGTGCCGTCTGATAGCCGCTCAAAGCGGAAGAAAGCGCATCATAGCTGGGCGTGCCGTCCTCATTCCATCCTGTTGGCTGCTTCATTCCCTCGAAACTGGTCTGAGGCTGAGGAGTATTGTCAGCCGCATCACCCATGTAAGGAGTCTGAACTGGCCCCAAAGCTGGGTTGGCATAGCCGCTTCCCTGCGGAACGAACTCTTCCTGCTTCGGCATCTGGGTAAAATCCGTTACTGGAGCCGCCCCTGTCTGCACCGGCTGAGGCTGAAACTTTCCCATGGCATTACCGCCCTGCTGAAAGACGTTCACGCTAGCCACCGCTGGAATGCCGCCCTGCTGAGCACCCTGCATCACCTGATTGCCGCCACCCATCACCTGATCATAGTCGGGGTGTCTGGCTCGCATCATGTCCAAAGCCGCCTGAGGATACCCACTAATAGTAATGGGTGCCCTCTTCGGCTGCTGTGTATCTTGATTGTTTACTCCTGCCATACGCTAATCTTTATAATCGATAGTTACTGTGTGACCTTCCTTCATAGCCTTACGCACAATCTTTACGGCTTTTTCAATCTCGATTTCCTCGGGATTGTCCTCGGTAGGATGATTCTCTCCGACCATCGGGTCGCTGAATTTCTTATCAGGATGCTTGGCTGCGTAATCTGCAATGGTATTGAGAATCTGCTGAGCAGCATCGTATGCGCCTTTGTACCAAACATACTTCTTATGCTTAGCCTTCAATTCATGAGTCAAGTCGGCAATCACCTCGTCCTTCTCTGCAATATCAACACAAGCCTTTTCCTGAAGTTTCATCAGTTCTTCCTCGCTAAGTTCTGGTGCAGGAATGCGAGGTTTCTTGTCTGGGTCAGTTCTGGAGAAAATAATATCATCGCCAGTGAAATCAAGAGTAATCTTGCTCTTCTTGCCATTCTTCAAGATATATGTAACAGATACTTCCTTGCCATCGTTTCTCCACTCTGCGCAACGCAAGTGCTTCTTTTCGGCTTTAGCATAAGCGTTAGCAAACAGAACAACTGCCTCCGTAGAGTCTGGACGGAACGGTCTCTTTAGCGAAGAAAGCTCATGTTTCGCCTCAGCTAACTCCTTATCTAAAGTCTCAATAACTTCATCTTTATAAGCGAGAGCACTCTCGGCACTCTTCAAAGCCTGAGTATTAATCTTGTCAACAACATTTTCTGCAAGCTCCTTCTTCAACTCCTCATTCTCCTTCGTGTATTTCTGGCACACCTCGGTCAGATTCTTCTCACGAATCTTTGAAAGACGAAGTTCCTCTGCAACGTCAGACAAAATAGCGTTCTTGTCATGGATGATTCCGTTCAGTCGGGCAATCTCCTTGCCAAGACCCTTAATCTGTTTTCGGTCGATTTTATCGTTGTGCTTTTTACAAGCATTCAAAACAGTAATCTGATCCTCCAGATTTGTCTTCTCCTTGGTAAGCTCGGCAATCTTCTTTGCCTGCTCATCCAACAAGGCATCGTTGAACAGGGAGGCTGCTTCTTTAAGGGCAGGATTTCCTTCCTTTCCTTCCTCTTTGCCAGGAACAGGCGCATTGCTATGCTCTGCTAGCTCCTTCGCCAATCTAGCTTTGCGCTCATCCCATTCCGTAGGAGACAAACCAACGATCAATTTATGTGCATTGGCAACCTTTATGGCTTCGCTAACTTTTGGCTTCTCAAATTCTCTTATTGCGCCAGTCTGGTTTATGACTTCCTTCGCCAAAGCCATGTGAAAACCTTCTTTCTTCAATATCTTCTTTGCTTCTTCAAATGTCATAATCTATTTTGTTTTAATGTTTAACTTCATTAACACTTCCCGAAAATTCAGGGGTGGGGAAAATCGGAAAACCGAAATCCAGAAAAGGGGGTGGCGGGGTGGCGGGATTTTTATTTATGTATTTATCTACTATAATTTGCAACGGTGGTCAAAGGGGGTGGGGGTCTTGGGGTGTCCTCTATGCCTCGCCTGCCCTTGCCTTGCCGTCCTCATCCTCGCCACATCGTCACCCTTGGACTGCTACCCCTTCAACCTCTTCTTGGCTCCCGTGGCTAGGTCGAGAGGGTCATAATGCTGCCCCACCTCATTGTAGCCAGCAGGGATAGGGTCTGCCACGGCTCCCTTGCCATATTGGGCTTCGTATGCCACTCCAGTTGGGTTGACTTTAGGGGTTTGTGTTACATTATCGTTATCAACTCCACTTGCCGAACTGCCTAACTTACTGCTACCCTGTGACTTAGCCCCATCGAGTTGTGACCCCAATTGGTTCACACCTACATTGAAGAGGGCATTTGAAGCGTTTTGGGCTGCATCGCTCGTTGCCTGCGCCTTCTGCTGCTCGATTTGCTGACGTTCCCTAGACAACTGCTGCGTGTTGGCAAGATGAGCATCCTCCACATGCTGCTTGCGTGCCGTGTCCTGCGCTGCTACGTTGGCTATCGTATCGCCCATCGCCTTGTTAGCCGCTTCCTTCGCCATTGCCACGCTTGCAGCAGTTCCACCGCCAACGGCTGCCGCACCATCAGCCTTGCGGACGTACTCATCCTGCACCTCCTGCGCTCTTCTCATGAGGTTTTGTCCTGCCTTCGTGTCAAGGTAATCGGTATTGTAGTTCTTGTCGTACCAAGCTTTCTCAGCGTTGGTTCTATACTGATTCTCGGCTTGTGCTCGTCTAGCCGCCTTCTTAGCCTTGTTAGCACCAAAGATGGAGGAGCCAACACCAAGTGCCAAGGATGCAGCACCCAGGACCCACTCTTTGCGTTCTCCAAGCAGTTTGGAAGAGGTCAAATCCTTTGGTAATCTTGTCAATATTTCGCTCATAATCTTGATATTTTCGTTTGTGGGGGCAAATATATAATATTTGGAGGTACGTTTTGCCGTGTTTCCATTCAAGGATTTTTACCGCTCCAACCCATCAAAGTGTTAGTCGGGGCGCAAACATCTACGAAACCATTTACCTCATGCCCTCCAAAACTGCCCATTTTGTAAACAAAAGTATAAAATACCATTAAAACGTAACCGCTTGATAATGAGGATTTGAGTCTCAATCGATCCAAAGGGGAAACACAAGCCGAGTGTAATGTTATTTCGCATTCTTCATAGTTGGGTCGATTTAGGCTGATTTTTCGTCTTGCATTAATAGGTACGCACGTACGCATAAGGAAGCCATTAAGAAGATTTAACGCTTCTCTTGATAGGTTTGCAGGCGTAATCAAGGCGAACGCCTTCCATTTCTGCCGATTTTTGCGATTTTCGGGCAAATGGTCGGGATTTCCCTCAAATTCGAGAGTTTTGAGCCATATAAGGGCGGTTCTCTAGCGTTTTAGAGCCGATTTTGTGGGTTTTTCGTAGATTTCGAGGTTATGTGCAGGATTTACCTCTCATCTAGGATGAAGGCTTCTAGATGCGGTTTGGACATGCTTCGTGTATCATCAAGGCTTAGGGCTTGCCTTGCATAGGTGTTGTGTGGTTCTCATGGTGTGTGCTTCTCTCTCTATTTGGTGAGGTTGGCAGGGTGGGGGGGAGTGAAGGGGTGTGGGGAGATAAGGGGGCAGCGCCCCCACGGGGCTACGCCCCTCCCCATGCCGTGTGGGGCTAGCGCCACAAATCTTGCAGCCACTTGCCGAGGTGGTACACCGAATACAAGTAGCACACCACGATAATCAGTTGCAGGAACCATTCTACATACTTCACGGATGTGGTCTTAGACTCCTCCACTTTCCCGAATGCGTAAAAGAGGTAGACGATGCCGAGGAATGAGACCGCACCGAATACGAGCCACATGATAAGTTCTATCATCTTGCTATCGTTTTAATTTCCTCCACCTGCTTGAAGAACTCCTCCAACGTATCAGCCGTATAATGGATGCCCTTGTAGCGCACGAACGCTGCAAACTCCTTCGAGGTATCAACGACCCTCAAAGGCTCTTCACCTAGAAGAGTGGATAACTTTACGTTCAACTCTTTCGCTATTCTGCAAAGCATATCAAGCGAAGGTGTTGTTTTGTTCGTTACGATATAACTAATCGTGACTGGTGTAACACCCAGTTTCTCGGCTAACTCCTTAGATGTAACGCCCTTTTCTCTCAAAATCTCTTTAAGATTTATCTTTATTGTACTATTTACTTTGAATGCCATAAAATATTACCTTACTAATTAGGGTGCAAAGATACGAAAATTAAACCGATATTTTACTTAATATCTGTAAAATTAAGGCAATATTTTACTAATGAGAGTTAAAAATAAGGCTTAATTTGAAAATAAGTGCCTAAAAATTTGGCAGAAATAAAAGATTGCCTTATCTTTGCACTCGAAATCAAGTTAGTTTGGTTTCCAAAGCGGAGCGATGGCACATTAGTGAATTGATGAGAAACAACCGCTATAGAAATAGTGTTAGTCAGCAATACGGAGAGGTAGAACTCTGTAACACACCGAGGACATCGTACACCGAGTTAGTGACACTCTCAAAGCACACCGCCACGGCACAGACGAACAAACCCCACACGGAAGTGGTTAAAACGCTAGTCGTGTTAGACTAGAGAAATATCGAAACACGTTGACCCACGAACGTTAAGTGAGGGAGCTAGGTCACATATAGCTTGTGAACGTTGGGCGCAGACGTACACCTGCTTTAAGTTTAATTTAATCAGTAACAATTATGAAGAAGTATATAGTAGTTAGAGAATACATTGACCCCGATAAGGAGCCAAAAGTTATTGGGCAGTTCGAGACAAGACTAGGGACTGAGACATTTGCTTGGGGGAGCGATGGCAAATGCTGGGTGTATGAAATGAGTATGTAACAAGGTGTGGGGAGATAAGGGGGCAACGCCCCCACGGGGCTGCGCCCCTCCCCACGTCAAACAATTCAACTATGACTAAGGAAGTACATGTTATATTGAAGGGTGATTGCTATTCGATGAATACCTATTGCAGCACCCTCAAAGAGTTTTTGGAAATGAGACATCTTAAGAGAAGTGACGTTTCCGATTGGTGGAAGGAGTAATGGTATGATTACAATAACAGAAGAACAGATTTGCGGAGGGTGTAAACATCACGTTTACCACTTCTCCCCAATCTCACAAGATTACGATTACTATACTTGCAGACTGCGTAAAAGCCCAAGCAAGTGTAATCAAGGTATTAACGATTAAACAGAATAGACAATGGCAAAGAAGAACAAATATTGCTATGGTTGGGCTATATGGACTAACTGGGGCAGCGGATGGGAGAAAGAATGCGTGTACGATAAAGAGGAAACATCATACTTCCAAGTGAAGAAAGATGCGGCAGAATACAGAGTTGCAGGCGCACAGACGAGAGTAACAAATACTAGATGGTTGAACAATTAAAGTGTACGATTATGAGAAGAAACAAGACTTACGAGCAGCAGAAGAAGTACTATGACGAGTACAACAGCTATGAGAGTTTAGGAGCCATCTTCATGTATTGGCTTGAATGCGGCAACGAGACCGCAGCACAGATGCAGGAGACCTACAGAGAGTGCAACAGAGAGTGCAAGGAGTTCATTTGGGAAGGCCTCTACCACCTTTGTAACAACGCAGAAACTTTCGATAGAGAAACGTTCTACAAGTTCGTTAGAATCTTCAATTTCGGCAAGAAGTAAAGCCGCAGCGGTCAGCGAATAGAGGAGCTATTTCACGTTCAATCCGTGAGACCGCACAAGTATAACAATTAAAAGAAAGGAACGAAAATGAAGAAAATTTTAGCTTTGAAAGAGTATTGGAGTCTAATCAACGAGATAAGCGACTATCTCAGAGAAGACCATGACACCATTACCACGAAAATCAACGGAGTTGAATACGTAGTGTACAAACGTCTAAATCCCGACTATGTGGAGTTTATGAACAACGAGACGAAGGAAGTCACTTATGTTGATATTATAGACGAGCCAACCGAGACTTCAAGCCTTTTGGTTCAGTCAGCAGTAAACGAAATAAGATATAGAAAGGGTTAAGTTATGGACATTACAATTTTTGTTTTATGCGTTTTGTTTGGAGCCGTAGCAGGCTATCAGATTAGAGCGGCTAAAGATATGGAGGACGAGTAAAATGAACGTTATAAGAGCAACAAAGACTGCACGAAACAGAGTTGACGTAGTTTTCACTGGGGACAAGTATTTGTTCTTCAATCCCGACAATGGGTTGATAGCTTTGGCACAGAGACACGAAGCAGGTTCGGGCTTGTTCCATGTGCAGCGCACGGAGCAGATAAGCAAGAAGATGATAGAAGAGACCATCACGGACAACGAACCATCAAGTATTATTGTGTTAGGTTTTGAATATCATTACGAGGACAACAAGCCTCAGCATACACTACCATACGTAGTGAGTATTAAACTAGAAAAGAGATAAGAACATGAAGAAGAGCATTAAGTTAGTATTGGTAGTGGCAACGATAGTTGCCCTACCTATCATGGCAGCAGGCATGCAGGATGATAACAAGGACAAAGAAGCCCTTGTGGACTTCATAGAGTACTGTAGAACTTGCGAGAACCTCAGACAAGTGAATCCGGCAAAGGACTACACCAAAGCCAGCCTTCACGAACTGAAGAGCGCAGCACGATTTTACGAGGAGCAGGACGATTTTGCCGACTGCACCGACTATCAGCACCAAGCAGAAGTTAACAAGATTATCGGCAGAACTTATGCCGCTAGAGTCATTAACAAGTAAAGGCTATGAGCGCAGATGATTTACAGAAGCTAAGTGACCTTCTTCTAGCTTTCAGCAACGAGGAAGCCACAAAAGGAGAACGTATCGCCATATCAAGGGCACAAGCAATCGTTTTCCGATATTATTTATCAAAGAAGTTTGGAGCAATTTAAATTATAGGAGATTAAGAATATGAGTAAGACAGAATTATCACCATTTGTGCAAGCCATGTTAGCTTTGCGCAAGCACGAGATTGAAGAAGCATCCCATCACATAAATGAGGAGCGTAACAAGAACATGAATTTTATTAAGGCACAAATTAAATTATAGGAGATTAAGATTATGAAAGCAGAGAACGCAGTTAGATTGAGTGATAATTTGGTAGGTTTTGAGGTTTACACCATACAAGACGTAGTTAAGGCACAAGCCGCAGGGCTTGAACTTATTAATAAAGACGGAATAGGATACGGCTACTCTGTAGTCATAGAAGATGAAGACGGAGAGGATGCCGAACGAGAGCCAACCGAGCAGGAAGTGTTCGAGCGCATCACAAAAGACCTCGCAGAAGGGGATGAGGTTTACGCCTGCATGGGCATCGCAGATGATTGGTCAGTGCAGGAAAAGGCAGCCACCACAATGCGCACCAACTTCTATGTAGGTCAGAAGGTCTATCTTATGCGTGATAACAAGATAGTTGAGGACGAGATTATCTGCATCAACATGGTGATAGGAGGAGGCATGGAAGTATGCAAGCTTGTGTTAGGTGGAAACCAAGGACACTACATCAAGGCGAACCTTGTCTTCGCCACCAAGCAGGAACTTGTAGAGAGTCTGATGAAGGAGTAAGTTTAACCCGAGGGAGAGCAATCTCCCTCACAAAACATAAAGAATATGAATAACGCTATAGTTAAAGATTTGCTGGCTACAAACGATTGGGACAGAATCATATTCCGCCTTCAAACGAATAGCTATACTTTGTTCCGTAGTGAAAAGTACGAGATAGATAGTTTCTGTGTATATATTCATACGCACAGAGAATATCCGGAAATGGACGTGTTAGACATTGAGAGTCTGATTTCCATGGATATTAAGTATAAGCAGAACGAATTTGAAGACATGGTAGATATACAAGAGGAGGGCTAAGATTGACGATAATAATCAAATGTTTCAAGGGAGCCACGCACGTTGACAAGTACAACAAGCGATATTATTGCAAGACAACGTTCATCATCAAGCAGACACCTTTCCGTGAAAGCTATTACCTCACGAATGGAATGCTTGTAAGCAAGAGCACTTGTCTAGAGAAGATAAAATAGAATTTGTTGCTGATTATAGGGCGAATGCGGTAGCCAAGCCGATACAGATGGTTGCAACGTACCATCCGCCCCCTAGTATTAATTTTTAAAAGAAAGGATTTAGTTATGAAGAAGTATGCAGTAGAAATCGTAGAGAAAATTACCTACAAGGTTTCATTGGACGCATCATCATCCGAAGACGCAGAGAATGCCGCAAGACGTTTGTACGATTTGGGTTGTTTGGAGAATGGCGAGTTGGATAGTGTTTCGTTTGAAGTAGAAGAGGAGGGCAAGTAACATGAAGAAGCAGAAAGTATTCATATTAATGCAACATGGCGTGGACTCTCAAGACAATTCGTGCGTTGATGTTGTAGGAGTTTATTCAACCAAGACAGCAGCAAAGGAGAAAATGGCAGAAGTGGAAAATAATATCCTAGACTTCTACGAGGATGAATATCCCGACTACTATGAGGTAACGGAAGATAAGGACGAATCATCATGGTGTTGTTCAATCAAGGATAGTACTATGTTTGATGAGTTGTTGATAACGGAAAAGATAGTTGATGAAGATTAAAAGATTAGTGATATGAACAAGCAGTTATTCTATTTCGTCTTCCCTCAGTCAGGGGAGACGATTACAAAGGAAATGAATCCACTGGCGGTGAAGGATGCCGCAGTGAAGTATTTGAAGACTCAGAACGAGGTGAGGGGCGATATTTGCATCATCAAGGACTCCAAGGAGAACGTGATTGCCATGGGCTATGTGAGCGACATGATGAAGGTTTCCTTCTTCACCGAGGATGAGACCGTACACGACATCAAGCCGATAGGCGTAATAGAGGAAGGAGGGGAGAAATGAAAATCGAGAACATTAAGTTCAAGGCTAAACGTCTTGGCAACGGAGAATGGGTTAAAGGTAGTCTAATCAGAAATACTGCTGGGATAAAGGAAAGAGCCTACATAGTAGATAACTTTAGCAGTATGAGTGATTATAGTGTTGTTGAGATTGACCCTTCAACTGTCTGCCAGTTCACAGGACTGAAAGACATAAAGGGGCAAGAGATATGGGAAGGCGATATACTTGTCGGAGAGCCAGAATGTGAAATTGTTTTCACGGAAGGTACTTTTTCCATTCGCTCTATTGATTACTATGAAATAGAATCACTTTGCCCTTTACATTATTTCACGAAAAAAAATGGAACGATTGACTGCAATGTTATCGGTAACAAATTCGATAAGGAATGAGCAAGCAGGAATGGTTTGTGCTCATCATCTTCATCATTACAATATTGATGGCAGTACTAGGATAAGAAAGGAAGCGTATGGAAAAGGCAAGAATCATAGTCTATGACGATTGGGGCGTGATGCTTGACGAAACCGAGACTTTCTTTGCAAGCAAGGAGCAGTTGGAAGGAATCGTCAAGCAGACACTTAACCAAACGCACGATGGCGAGGTAGTGGAAGCATGGGTTGGAAGCAAGCTAAAGATGAAGTTTGAGTTCAACCGCAAGCGCAAGATAGTGAAGAGCAAGAGCCTTCATCCAGGGTGGGGCGGAAGGAGAGACCGAGCAGGAGCGAAGAGCAAGGGCGCAGAAGCCCTGGTAAATCGGGTGGTCCTGCATGTGAACGAAGAAACCTTCGGCTTTTGTGAATCTCTAGGAAGAAACAAGGCTGAGTGGATAAGACAAGCTATCAAGGAGAAGCGAGAGCGAGACGGAAATGGAAAAGGGTAGTCAGAAATGGCTACCCTTTAATTGTTTGGTTACATCTTACCTTCGAGCGCATCAAAGGCAGATTGCACGTCCTTGCTCAGCGTTCGGGCGTATCTTGTTGTCTGTCGCAGGTTGGTATGACCGAGAACCTTTGCCACGATATTGATTGACATACCCTTTGAAAGGAATAGCGTGGCAGCAGTAGCACGCCCCATGTGCGTGTGAAGCTTGGGAACCCCGATAATCTCGCCTATCACCTTCAAGTAATCATTGTACTTCTGATTGGAAATCTTAGGCAGGCAGAAGTCGTACTTCTTCAGCAGGTCAACGGCAGGCGTGAGGAGTTGGAAGACGAAATCCGTATCAGTCTTTGTGCGCTTGGCATGATAGAACATCTTGCCGTCCTTCTCGGTGCAGTTGGCGTAGTCGAAAGAAGATAAATCGGCATAAGCCAGTCCGGTGTAGCACTGAAAGAGAAACAAATCTCTTGCCTGCTGAATGTGCGGAGTGGCTATTTCCAGCTTCTTGATGGCGTTGAACTGCTCTTCTGTAATGCAGTCAACAAACTGCTTTTCCCCACGACCTATGGAGAAGGGAAGGTACTTGTACGGATTGGAGTCCATAAGCCCATCTATCACGGCATCGTTGATGAACAGCTTCAGATACTTGTGATAGTCATAGATGGTGCATTGAGCCTTTCCCTGCTTGTGCAGGAACTCATCCATCGCTCTAATCTTCGAGATATTGCAGTCCTCGAAAGACATGATCTTGCCCCACGACTGCAAGAATCCGATGAACACATCATAGCGTTTCTTGGTATGCTCGCACACCTTGCGCTCGTTTCTTCGCTTCTCGCAGTACTCCACGAAGGTGATTTTCTTCTCATCCTCGCCCTCGAAAAGCGCAGGAATCAGCGACAAATCCGTGATTCCTTCCTTCACCATCTTGTCGATTACGGCACGTCCACGCTCCTCGAAAGCCTTCAAACTCTCGTTGAGCAGGTCAGCATCCTTGTGCTTGATGATGCGCTTCAACTTGTCAGACCATTGGTTTGGAGTGACCTTGATACCAGTTGAGAGGTACTTTCTAGCCGACTTGTAGCTAAACCTCAATTCAACGGCAACTGCCTTCTGTGACGTTCCACGACGAAGGCGATTGTGAATAACACTTAAAATTATTCCAGCCATTTTGATAACATAAATTTACGGGCTTGATAACATTTTGATAACATAGCCCAATTTAACATAAATGTTATAAATAGCCGAATGGCTTGGTTCTCAAAGAGTTACGCTATGTTACAACGTAAACTGGTTTACGAATGGTTTACAAAACCACGATTTCTAACCGAAACTCTTCAAAACCAAAAAGACGATTGCAACTGCCTGGTAATAAGCTAGTTACAATCGTCTTTCTTCTAGATAAATCTTGTTGTAAGCGTTCTTTATTTGCGTTCTAGTGACTCGCATGGGGCTCGAACCCATGACCCCAACATTAAAAGTGTTGTGCTCTACCAGCTGAGCTAGCGAGTCAATCTCCAACCTTTGATTTCAAAAGCGAGTGCAAAGGTACGAATATTTTTTGGAAT